GAAGAAGAAGCCGTGTTGGAGATGTATAAAGAAGCGTTGGGTATGTGAAATGCCAAAGAGAAATTTCGAAATCACGTCCCTTGAAGAGTTGAGCGAATGGCTCAACGAACAATGCGGAACCGGCGACCCCGTAGAGGTTTCCAAAAAAGCCTTTTGGGAGTGTCCAGCATGTAATCACCTCCAGCGCGGCGAGGACTTGGGAAAGGACAATCTGCATCACGCAGATCGAACCCACACCATATCCACGAAATGCCTGTCGTGCGGGTATAGCTGTGAGCACGAACCGGACCGGTCGGAGCTCGAAATACACGGCGATGGCGGGTTCGTCCGACACGTCTTCCGACCCTACACGTTGGCCGAGCTGGAAGCGCACATGGGAGGAAAGACATGATCATCCACGGACCGGGCGCATTCGACTTCATAGCCAACGCAGACGCAAAAACCCTATTGAAGGCTTTGGAGCGGGCGCAGTGCAAAATCTGCGACGGATCGGGGGAGAGCGATGACGCGAGTCTAGGGGATATCTCATTCAATACGTGGGAATGCCAGAATTGCGGGGGCAAAGGCTGGGATAGGCAGGCAGTTCGCGAAATAATCGCCACCGTATAGACATAAACATAAGGACCAAATGGAGCGAAGATATGCGACAATAGCTAAGAAGGGTAGCTGGCCTCGATCACTCAGCCTCGGCCAGATAGGTCGTGAGTTTATTTATTTTTACAGCAAGCATGTGTAGGCGCGTCTGAGGCGCAAGACAGGCAATAAGTAAGACCTGACAGAGGGGTGAAATTCCCCTAACGCAAATGGACAGTTAGAGTGAACCGCCCAGACAAACACCCTGAAATAACTACTCACATGGCGGCATACATCAACGCCCGCCGCGCAAAGATCGGGCTATCCTTGGACGCTCTGGCCGAACGAACAGGCATGTCCAAAACTCACATCTGGGAGCTAGAAAAAGGCCGTGCCAAGAACCCGACGCTTTGGGTTATTTTGGCCCTATGTGATGGTCTTCAATGTAGTCTAAACGAACTCATTGGCAGAGACGTTTCACAACCTATTTTCACTGCGTCAGAAATGGCGCTGATCGATGCGCACCGCCGCATATTCGCGGCTTAGACAAAAGGAACTCCTGACATGACACACCTAGACCAATTGGCCGAGCTGAATGAGTTTCACGGCCTGCACATCACTACCAAACTTGATTCCGGCCGATGGGCTGCGGCCTTCCGAACTCGAGAACTACCCAGTGTTTCTGGCGGTCCGATGTACTCTACCTATTTCGGCGCCACTCCATTCGAAGCCATCGAGAACGGGGCCAAGGCCCTGTTGGCGGGAGAGTCAATGAACGAAGAAGCTTCGGCCGCAATAGACGACTTGATCTGATGACTGGTATCTGCGAAGAAACACGACGTCGCATCCGTGTTGCGGTGGCCGCCCTTGCCTACGAGCAGGGAGAAGAGCCCATCATGTCGGACTCCGACTTCGACCAGCTGTGCCGCGAAGTAAACCCGCAGACTGATACTGGCAACGAAGAACTGGATCTGTTTTTCCGAACAGAGTTTCAACCGCACACAGGGCAATGGGTTCACTCCCACCCTGACCGGGCAGGACTAGCTCGAATACTAGAAACCGTCGGCCCGCCCTTGCGCGCTGTTTTGGCAATAAAGGAACTGATATGAACACGAACCTAATTCTGGGCGAAGCAGTCGCTTCTTTGCGCGCAATGCCGAGCGCCAGCGTGGACCTTGCGGTGTACGACCCGCCATACGCTACGATTTCAGGAGGCACTCCGGACGACGACCGGCGGCCCTCTGGGATTCTCGAGTCGAATGACGGCAAGATTTTCAGCTTCAACGACATTGAGCCGGATGACTACCTGCCGGAGCTGCACCGGGTTCTCAAAGACCAAGCACATGTCTATATGATGTGCAACGTTTTGGGCCTCAGAAACGGCGTCATTCAAGATTGCGAAAAGTATGGGTTCCAACTGCACAACTTGCTGGTCTGGCGGAAGAACAACGTCACGCCGAATCGTTGGTATATGAAAAACGTCGAGTACACGTTGATGCTCCGCAAGGGCAAAGCTTTTCCAATTAACGTCCCGGGCTCCAAGACTGCGATCGACGTGAACCAACACCCTCGGGACCTGATCACGACATGGGACCCTGCCGCCGAATTTCCGTACGCCATGGACTTCGACAACGTCAAGACGCCCAAGCCGCACCCCACGGCCAAGCCGGTTGAGTTGATGAAGACGTACATCGAAAACTCCTCTCAACCAGGGGACACTGTTTTGGACATGTTCATGGGTGCAGGATCCACGGGGATAGCGTGCCAAGAGCTGGACCGAGATTTCATTGGGGTCGAAATGGATCCCGAATACTACGCTGTCGCGTGTAAGCGCATGGGCATAGAAACCTCGCAAATGTACCAAGCTATGGAAGAATTGATATGAAACACTTCGGACACACCCTCTACACTGCGTCAGACTTCACAAACGAAGATCTGGACTCTAATCAACTCGCAAAACTGGTTGTCGAAGGCGGTCTCGGAATCTGCAAAAATTGCGCCGCCGGAGAAGTTCACCTAGACGATTTCAAAACATGCGCCGAGTATATTGCGCACCGGGCGCTGGAGAACCACCTCAACAAAATCGTGCGTGTCGTGGAGCCCGGAACCCAGGTTTTCAATCCGGAAACCGGTGAGGAGGATTTGACAATAACCGGCGGCGTTATGCTCATAACGGCTAGTGTCGCATACTGCACCAGGCCAGAATATGAATTGATGATCCGAAATTTGCAAAGCGATCGCCCTGATGACGACGGAAGCTGAAAAGGATCGACGTCAGAGCATTTTCCATCGCATAGTTTCGAAGTGCAAAATGCAAGAGGGGCCATTACCTACGCCCTGTTGGGTCTACCAAGGGGCTGACAGCGGAACAGGACGCGGTGGAGGATACGGAAGGATAAGCCTTGACGGCAGGACGGTCGCAGTGCATCGCGTAATGGCCACTCACGAGTTTGGATACATACCCAACAACAAACAGGTGGACCACAAGTGTAGCAACCGAAGATGCTGCAATCCGGGACACCTTGAAATTGTCACACACTTAGAGAATCAGCGGCGACGAAAAACAAGGTCTCAAGCCTCGCAAGGCTGAGAGAAAACCGTCCCTGGGAAAAAAGCACTCAACGCAAAGGAAAAAGAATCATGACAACTGTAATAATCTCGATGTTTGCCTTCTCTGTCGGCGCACTCTTCGGCACAACTTTCGCAGTTCTTTGGTGTTTGCGAAAAATGGATGTGATGGATCTGGTGCAACGCCAGTCCCGGAAAGCCTACGATTCCGGCTGGACCAAGGGCTGTCGATATCAGAAGAGGCTTTCTTACGACATGGGGTTTATAGACGGAAGAGCGTCTGTCGACACTTTGACGGACAGCTGATTACTGTCCGTCAAACCCAAAATAGCCTTTTACGCCGAACCAGAAAATTCCGAGCAAACCGGAGGCAAGTACCGTGAGAACGGTCTTGCCCGTTGTGGTTTTGATGAAGTTTTTAGACACTCGCAATGCCCGCATCTGGGCCAAATCTGCTTGGAACTCCGGGTCTCGAAGCAAAAGCCGCATCTCCCGCAGGGAGGCCATGTCTTTTTGCAGTTCAAAAGGGTTTCGAGTGTCTACCCCCAGGGAGGTGAGAGTGTCGGTGACAGCTTTTTTCGCGGCTTCTTCCGCCACAGCGGCTACTAGGCTTCTTGTGTTATCGTCCATTAACCGACACCCTTCTGTTTACTCGTAGACGCTCCATGAATCGCACCATAGTGGAAGAGCCTAGTTCGGTCCAGAGCTCAGACGAAGATTTTCGTAGAACGTGACGAGACGTCGGTGTTTTCTCCGACATTCGGCACTAGATAGACGTTCGCGAGCGAGATCCGGTATGGCTTCCCCGGTCAGAGGATTTACAGAGCAGTCCGAGCTCAAATGTTCCGGCAAAGCGGGCAGAGGATTCGCGAGTGAGACCTCTACGGGCTCATTGGATAGCCCGCAACCGCTCGAGAAGGTCACCACTAATACGGCAAGTGTTGCTTTGAGAGTCATTTTCAATCTCCTGAACTATGAGTTTGAGCTCTGCGATTTCAGTCGCAGCCAACAGAGCTTCCGTGGCTGCTCTCGCGTTCGCAGCCCGAACTCTGTTTTGCCATTCTTGTTGCGCCTCTCGGCGGACGGAGTCTATGTCTGCGACGAGGGCAGAGGTGGCCTCTTCTGCCGCTGATATTTTTTGGTATTGGACATAAGACAGCCCCGCCAGAACCAGCAACAGAATTTGGCCTTCTCTGGTGCCAAAAAACTTAAAAAATCCTGTAAGAATTTTTCCGGACGAAAGAAAAAACGTCATCGACTGACATACTCCCCGGTGCGGTGTTTCGCCACTCGGTTTTGGTTCCCCTTCCACGCCATGTAAATGACAAGAGCGCCCATGCCCATGAGCAGAACCAAGGCGTTGTCTGATACCGTAGACTTGACTCGCTCGAGCACGTCCAATGCTACGTGAATCTGGTCGGTGTTTTCCGAAACCGAAGATACCAGATCGAGAACGCCAGTCTCTTCGGCCACCGTGGCCACTCCGCCGACCCCTACCGCTGCCGTGCCCATCCGACGAACGCTGTCGTTGCGGGCGACATCAGTGGAACCCGCCTCGCGCAAGTCGTCAACAGTAGCTTCCGACCGTGCTTGGCTCACTGCTCGAGGCTCTCCGCCTACGAGACGGCCCAGTAAGTCTCCGTCGATTCGTGGCACCAGCGGCAGGCCGTTGTCTGCGCGGAAAGCCAGAACCGCAGCTCGAGTACGTGCGCCCCATCGACCGTCAATGGTCCCTAGCTCCGTATATCCTAGCCGTTTAAGCGATCGCTGCACGTCTTCCACTTGCGCCGAGTACCTGCCGTCGTAGATTTCGCCTTGCGGGCCTTGGAACTGGGATCCGGCTGCGACACGGGCTCTGCCCAGCGCCTCGTGGAAGTCTCCAGCGATCGCAGCAATTTCGGCATAGCTGGAGCGATCCCCGGGGTTCACGGTTTTACGGGCGTTATGGTAGTCTGTTTTTGACTCGTTGATGTATTTTTCGAGCTCGTGGCTGGTGAAGTCTGACTTCGCAGTGTCGCCAATCATCATGCCTTCGATCAGAATGTACGCAGAGATCTCCGGGTCGAGCACAAGGTTCGGGTCGGTGTAGATGTCTTTATCGAACTTGTCCAGAACCGCCGTGCGCAAGGGGCCACGGTAGTTATATTCATGGGTTAGCTGAACGTCACCGCCGCCAATCCAGTGATGGCCGTTCCGAAGGTCCCAATAGGGAGTCTTTACCCACCGGAGCTGGCCGCGGTCGAATGCCCGTTGCAGACGAGCCGCACCCTGCGCCCGTGTCGTGGCGAAAGTTTCCAGGACCGGCTGCATTCGGCGACCTGTTTCCCAGTAGCTCGTTGCTAAGACATAGCACATGGCCGTGTCGAGTCCGTTGCCGTACTGGTGCCACGCATGGATAAGCCGCATAATGCCGCTCCTCTGCGAATCGTTCATCCGCCCATTGAATAGCTTCTCATTGACAGTAGAGGTGAAAACTTCGTGGTTTATCAACCCAGTGCCGAGGGTCATGACGTTGTTCATAGCGCGACCTTTCGCAGTGTTTTTGCGGTATTGGGCCACATTGCCGCTAGGACAACCAAAAGTCAAGTTGAGGGACGTAGGCCCACTTCCATGTTCGCCAGATCGGCAACGGTCCATGGAACAACAGTGTTGGGGTTTAAATCCCACACTTCTAGGTTTCCCCGCGTTGCTAAATTCGGGTCTTGAGCTGCCCCTTCGTAGTCTACTCCGGCAATCCGGAGAAACTGAACCAGCTGCGACGCGCCGAGCGGTCCGGCGGCGCCCCCCGCTTTCGCGACTACTGCTCGAACGTTAGCCGGATTGGGCTCTCCGGAGTATGCATCTGGAATCCAAGAAAGCCGGTCCGTAGTGTTTGACGCCGAAACTCTCGCCCCAGTTTCGAGAGCCGCTAGTTCTGCGTATCCCCCCTGCCAATCAGAGTACGTTCCGGGGGCCACTGGGTCCATGGTCGCGAGTCGCCACCCCAAAGTGGGCTCTCCGTCGGTCACAATGAGCTCGGAATACGCAGTTGATGTGGAGCCCGCACCCGAGTCAGTCCAGTCCACGTGGACAAAGTTGATAAAAGCTGGCGCTCCTCTATCGGTGTTGTTCACAGTCGCGGACGACACGAGTCCTTGGCTTCGGTAGACTTCGATCTGAATTGTTCCGGTCACGGACACTCGAATGTCGTAATCGGCTTCTTCGAGGGGCGCTGGGTCCCAAGTGCTCCCCGACACCGTCGAGGCGGCCACTGCTTGCGCCTGGAGGTTGCTGTTCGTCTGGTTGATGCGAGCGATGACCCGAAAATCAGAGTCAACAATTTCCAGCCACGTTCCGTCGTTACGAGATTGTGTTCCCCACGTGGGCATCCGAGCTCGGAAGTGTGCCCACAAGTCGCCCACTGGGGCGGGGAAGGGCACCTGTAGTCGCGGAGCGTGTTGCCGCAGGTCGCCGCGTCCGTGTACGACCTCAACCGCCCTAGATGAGTAGGCAGGGTCAAAGTCTCCAGTTGCACCGGCATACACTGCCGCTGCGCCCGTTAGATCCCGAATTGTGCTTCCCACGTTTAGGATAGCCATAGATTACGCCTCGCTTGCAATACCTATTTCGATGTTGGCGATGTCCGCAGTGGCCCAAGCCGCCAAAGTTTCCGGGTTCTCGTCCCAGACATGCAATTCCCCGATTTGCAGCTCTCCTACAGGGCTAGACTGCGGACTGTCGTAGTCCGTTCCATTTACTCGGACGAACTGCCTGAAGTTCTGCGGCCCGTCAAATCCTCGTTGTGCTTGCGCTTTGGCGCACAAAGCCCGTACTCCTCCTGGTAGGTCCGGCCCGGTGTATGGCGCTGGATTCCACGAGAAACGCTCACCCGGATTGGCTGCGGTCATAAAAGTGGATAGGTCGCTGTCCGCTAAGTCTGCCACGGTACCGGACCAGCCAGTGTGAAAACCGGCAGAGCCCGGCGTATTGGTCGCGAGTCGCCACCCCAAAGTCGGTTCGCCGTCGGTCACAATAAGCTCGGAGTACGTCACCGTTTGCCCGCCCGATTCCGTGAACGTGTGGTGCGGCAAGTACATCCGTACCGGCGCACCGCGCCCATCGTTGTTGGTCGCCGCTCGAGACATGAGAGCACCGCTTATGTAAATCTCGATCTCGTTAGTTACACCGTGGGCCACTCGGATGTCCACTGGCACCGGCGCGTTCTCCGGGATGGCGAAATCCGCCCCTTCGACATCCGACTGTCCGTACGCCTCCGTGTGCCAGTTCAGGTCCAGAACGTCGATTCCCACCAACGGACGGTCTTGGTCATCCCGAATATCGAACCAGAAGCCATCAACGAAACTCGGGTTACCAAAAGACGGCGTGAATATTTGAAAATGAATCCACAAGTCTCCAACCGGGGCAGGAAACTTAACGTCTAACGGCTGTGCGAAGGCCAACCTGTCTACCGGAAGAGCTACGGCGTTTGGGCTATATGCCGGATCAAAGCGCGTGGGGTCAGTATCCAAAAGAGTCCGCCCTGCCAACTCGGCCTGTGTGTTACCTACATTCAAAATCGACATATCGACGTGCCCCCTATGGTTGGATTATTGCATACACTCGTTGGTCCTGAACCGCAATGCCGTCCTGCCGGTCCCCGATAACGGCGTATAGACGTTGTTGTCCCCGTGGCCTGAAAGTCGGTCTCGTATATGCCCAGCTCTAGCCATTGTTCGGTATTTGAATCTGAGCCGATGCCAGTCCCAATCTGCACACGTGACGTGGAGTCGTACGTTATTGGGTGATTGAAGGTCCTGGAGCTCCGCACAGTACCGTTGTGGTACCCTATGGCCGGAGACTGTCCGCTCATGTCCCCTTGCAATCGAGCAAGTTTGAAAAAGTGATCTTCAAGAAAAACTTCGATGTCTGAATCTTCCCAGCTGCCGTTACTCGATCCGTTGATCCGCCAAGCCAAGACGTGCCCAAACTGCACTACGCCCATACTCATTAGCCCAGAGCCTCGAGGAATCGACCAGAGAGCTGAAAAATTCACGAAAAATCTAGTTCGAATCAAAGAGCAAAACCAGTAGGGCTGTTCAGTTACGGCCCAAGTCGGATTTTCCGCCACGGTCTTCACGGACTGCAAACCGCCGCCGCCCGTGAATTTGGCCCTCCAAGTTCCATACAGATCATTTTCGAAAAGGATCTCGATACCCGCACTGGCCGGAGCCACCAGATCGTCCCCATTGCCCAGTTGGTCGTACACCCGAACTAGCCGGGTATTGCTACCGAACGGCAAGCTGGCTGTGACAAACCCCTTGGCATTGAAACCGACATCTTGAGTGACCCCCGGATTGGCCGCGTCTTCTACTTGGCAACACGGCCCTGAGTATCCGCTCACGCGCAACACGAAACCCCAGTACCCCGCCATCTGCATGTCGGGGATCACTCGAGCTTGTGTAGCCTCGCCGGGGACAGGGTCCGGAAAGAGGACCAAGGGAATCTGACCGGAGGCTACGGTTCCTGTGGCCCACCTGTTTGTCATGTCTCGATGTCTCCTGACAAGGAATAGATGTCGTTTCCCTTGGGCAGCAGAAGGGCGGTGGAAAATTGGGTGCGAATTTTAAGGGCGGTATCCGCCGATTGCACTGTCACGCCAGGGGCGGCCACGACTGTTGGCACTCCTATTCCCGTGGACTCGATAATCACAGGCTGCGCTTTCGAAAGCCCTGCAGGGACTGTGATCGTGTCGTCCACCGGGAAGTTGGCTTCAATGACCACATTTCCGAAGAAATCGTCTTGGGTCAAGGTATAAGAGCTTGTCACTTCCTTGAAGACAACATCGCCATCTGCGCGAAGTTTTCGCCACTCTGCGTCCGTTTCGTACCAGCGCCAGAAGAAATCATCATCCTGAACGTGTGCGATCAGCCCGGGCTTAGGACTGAAATAGTACCAATTTCCGTCGTCTCGGATGGCGATCTGGTTAGGATTCGTCGGATCGGTCGACGGAACGATGTAAATATCCCCATCAGGAGGCCCGGAGGGCAGCGCCGCTGTTCGGGAGATGACTGTAAGCTGAGTCAACGCAGAGAGGCGCAAGAAATTGTCGTCCATTGTGGGCTTCCAAGTGTTGTCACCCAGATTGTGAAAAGCAGTTAAGCCCAGAGTTCCGGGCAATACGCGTTCGCCTGCCATATTTTTCGTCCTCTTCCTATGTTCCGCCGTAGTTTCGGCCGTAGTTAAAACCATATCCGACAAAGCTGAATGAGATCAATCTCTCATATGCTTGATAGCTTCGAAGCCCGTCCCGGAGTGCGTACACTCGAAGGTATGCCGAACTGCCAAAGGGCTCGACTTGCGCACCGGGGTTCCCAGACCATGAAGTCAAGCCTTCGGCCACCACTTCTGAGACGATTTCCACGCCCGTGTTGGGGTCAACGAAAACAATCTCGGTCTCCTGCCCCGCCTCGGGCGTCACGTTCGGGTCTTCCCAGCGACCTACGAGAACATCTTCCGTAAACCTATTCCGGTTTGCCCATTCCACATCCACTTGGTCGCCCGGTTCGAGAATAACTGGCGCCCATCCGAAGTCTCCTAGCACGGACACGTTACCTGGACGGAAGGGGCGGTACGGTCGCTCATCGTTCGTGTGTGGCACTTCCGGCGCAAGTTCTTCAGGAAGGAGTCCTAGCGTCGTGCGAGGAAGCTTCTTGTATACAAAAGATTCTCCGTATGCCATGTCGAAGGTATCGACTGCCGTGAAGTTGGAGTTCAAGAACCACACCGGCGTGCCCACCGGCCAGTTCCACGGCACAGTGTCCAGCACGCCGCGAGATAGGGTGTATTCTTGCGTCAGCTCGTCAAAAGAATCAACAAGAACCAACTCGTGTCGGTCGTTATCTCCTAGCAGCAAAAAGGTCCCCACCTCTATACCAAGCGACCCGTCGAAATTGGTGAAGAAAACCCTCGGAACGACGGTTGTGGGCTCTTGGCCCCAGAGAGTGTCTATCTCGGCGTAATCCGTCGGCGGGTATGTGCCCCGCAGCCCCGTGGTCGGGTCTCCGTTAGGCAAAGTGCTTGGACCAATCAGCTGAAATGAGTAGTTATCCACCGCGTTCTTGCGCGCTAAAATGAGATTTACCACACGCGGCTCGGAATCGTCATCGGCTTCGAGTCCGGCCAGGACCATTGCGCTTCGGTCACCAGTTATGATGGTGCAAGTCTCGTAGGGGACCGGCGCAGTGTTTGTGTCTTCCCACAGTGTTCGAGCGGGGGCTGCGAGTTCGGCGTACTCACTTCCGTAGATCTCTTCCGTCACGGTTAGCGTGACGGGCATTTGACCGCGTCGGCCGCGTTTCACAGTGTTTACCCGAACAATCAACTGCGTGACGCCGTCGTCGGGAGACTCCATGCGATACACGTCTCCGGGCAACGCATCCCAAAACGCACGTGAGGCTTGTATCGTGGCGGAAGCCAATGGCTGAGAGGCGCTACGGATGTCCCGGTGCGCCAGCCTCTGCGCGAGGACGTAGCTCCGCACCCCGTAGTAGTTTCGGTTCTCCGAAACGATACTACCGCCTTGGATGGCGATGTTCGCCGGGTCTTGCGCCGGGGCCGTCGTCTCTTCTTTCTCATTCAGGGGATTTGTCCACGTCACCGTTATCTCGTTGGCGGTTTCTTCCCATGTTTTTCGTTGGAACTTCGTTACTTTGGCGTTTGAAGCCGTCAAGAACGGTATGGTCTCTACGTCAAAATCGTCGCGAAATAGCCGCAACTGAAGTAAGCCCGTCCGCGGATTAGCGAACAGCGAAGCTTGGATGTGGTCCAAAACCTCTTCGATGAATGACTCAATCTCCGTTTGCTCGCCCCAGAACAGCGACAGTCCGAACTCTTCAGCCAACAGGGTTTGCGCTGTTGCCTCGAACGAGGGTATGTCGATCAGACTTTGAGGCATCCCCCGCCCCCAGTCTGAGTTCATAAGGCACTCTAAGATGATGTGAGCAGGATTCATATCTGGAGGCGCGCCTGCGTACCCAGACCCTGTGCAGAACAACTCCCCAAGCTCTCTAACGTTCAAGTTGGCGATACAGCTCGCGGAGACCACCGTGAAAATGGGTGCGATAGGGATGTACTGGGCGCGGACGCGCACAGCACGAGTTCCCACGGGCACCGGGATAGTGTATGTCAGATCCCACCCCCCAGTTACGGTGTCTATCCCGCCCCCGTCTCCGAGAAAATCTCCGTTCTCGTCGAGGAACTCCACGTCCACTCCCACTGGACCAGTTCCGGGCTGATTACCCAGACTGGGGATCACGAAACTCCCCGTGTAATTAAAGGTGATTGTCGCTGCACCCGCGTCTATGGTTTTGGCGGCTTCGGTGACGTCCTCTAGGGAAGACCCTGCGCCAAAGTTGAAACCTGTCGGAACTATCCAGCCGGGGTTCCCCGGAAAGTCAATGACGTTTTCTCCGATCGGGTGGTACACGATAGGAGTCGTGGTGAGCGGGAGGTCGAAGGGGACTCGAGTCACACTAGCCCAAACCCCGTTCTGATACGGATTGTTGGCCGACCACTTGAAACCGCTGCCTGTTCCGGCCAAGCCGCGGCAAAAGAAGTTTGCGATACGCCGGTAGCCGGTCATGGTCGTCGGGGTTCGGCCCACTCGAGACGCTACTTCTTCAGACATCACTTGGTCCGGTCCACCCATGTAGACTTCTACGTCGCCGAAAAGCCCGCCCTCTGCGTCGTCGCCCCCAAAGAAGTCGTTTTTCCGGATTGGGAGTACCGTGTTTTCCGTGACGTATCCGCACCACGCAGACCGTTCTTTGACCCATATTTGGTTCAAAGATGTTATCGGCCCGTGACAAATGCCGAACTGCACGGTCATTAGATAGTCGTTAACCGGACGAGTGCCCCCGCCTTTCTTGCCGCCTCCGCCCATTACTTAGACCTCGCGTGTGCTATGACTCTTGCGCAGAAAGAATCATCTATTTTTTCTACTTCCGAAACAGGGATGCCCTCTCGAAGAAGTTTTTTGAAATCTAGTCCGTGCGCCTTGCAGAATCTCCGCTGGCCTGACACGCAAATCCCTAGCTCCCGACCGTGGCTGACGTGTATTCTGAGTTCGTCCGTCATTTTTTGCCCCCAACGCTAACTTGCCGTGTCCGAATATCTTTGTCCCAATACCCCAAGTAGTTCAAGCCTTTTACCGTTATTGACCCGAAAACTACCGGAAGGGGCTTGCCCGCCTCCGCCACAGGGTTGTCTTGGTCGCGAGCGGCAGGAGGCTTCGGCTGCTTTGGCCGAGGCAACAAGACGTATGCGATGATGTTTAACGCGATACCGATCAAAAGATTGATGAACCAAGCCATTGTTTTTCCTAGTTATACGGATTTGTACCGGCGACGCCTTCGAGGGGTATCCAAGGGCATCCGCCGTAGTTCAGGATGTTGTTGTGCAGTCTTGAGCACCCTGTTTCGCTTCGGGGGCAACCCAGGACGACGTCCACGGCCTGGCCGCCAACGAGCTCAAACGGGATGGCGTTTAGGGTGACGGTTCCCGCTCCAGCGTCTACAATGGTTCGAAGCTCCAAACCTCGGGAGCTTTGCCACTCCAGTATCCCGCCCACAAAGTCTATGTCGTCGAAACCGTTTTGCCAGCTCCCGGCCAGAGTCACCCGGAGAGATTCTATACTCAGAACGGTGGTGGGGAAAGTGGCCGCCGCTTTGCTGGCTCGACACTGCGAACCATACAAGACATGACCGCAGCCCAGTTGGTAGTGCCGCCGGAGTCCCGGTCTACGCAGCGTGGAAGATACCGGTTCGAGCGTGAGCTCTAACTGCAACTCGGAACGAGAATGCGCCACAACGCGGCCCATCCAAGACACGAGAGCCTCGTTGGGGACGTCTGGGTCTGTGAGATGCTGCTCCCAAATGGTCAACGTGATAGGTGTTGAGGGCGGAATGCCCCGAAACAACTCCGAAATCCCCGCACTGTTGCTCAGGTTGACCCGAAGATTTTGTCGGTCAAGCTTTCCGCGCAAGTCGTGTTCGGTTTGGTCTATCGGAATAGGCTCATACACCTCTCCCGCGTGAGTTATTTCGAAGTCAGCGTTGGTGTATAGGTACTTTTGGCCGAGCGTGCCGTACCGGAACTCGAAAAGTTGAACAGGAGCGCCTTCGAATTTACTCTCTTCTTGCGTGGCGAACGTCATGTCAGGACTCCCGTAGCGAGGTGAAACTTGCAGTAGTATCCATGACGCCACTTGTCAAAAACTGATAAACTAACCGGTCGGCGGAAAACCTAGCCAGATAGAGCCAAGAGATCATCAATACTTCATCTGGGTCTATGGCAAACCCTAAAGTAGAGTCAAGAGACAACACTGAGTTCTCCCCCAACAGAACTGCGGCGTTAACTCGCATCGGAATGTTTGTCCCATTTTTGAGGCGAATCCAAATGTTTCGATGCATCTCGTCGTTTAGGTGCAACGCGATTCGTTGACCTTTCATCTCTATGAGAAAAGAGCCACTGGCGAAAGTGTCGGCCAGCTCCATGTCGTGCGACCAAGACGGCAAGTAGAACTCTCCGGCCCTGCCACGTTGCGAATGGTGGAAGTTCATGAAAGCTTCGGCGTCCGTTTCGGTCTTTCCCGTGTGGCCGAACTGCGTAATTTGGTGCGCAAACCGGCGCGGGTCGTTGAAGTCGATTGCGCCTTTTCCGTAGTCGACTTCTTGTCTCTGCGCCACAAACTGAATGCTCGGAGAGTCCGCCCAGTCGGGCTGCCGATCGAACAAAGGCAAGCCGTTGTGCCCCACAGGCGGTGACGTCGGAGGGGCCTGCGGGTTTCTCCCGGGAAATTCGTTGAACTCTACGGAACCCTGCGCAACCGTGCTGGTCAGCCGAGACACGCTCAAGGATTCTGTCAGGTAACACGACACGCTCTCGTAGACTTTGGCCCCGATTGGCCAGTTTTCGGCCAGCGTGTTGTCTACAGTTATCGTGTTTCCGGACACACTGACGATGTCTAGGCGAATTGTTTGCTCACCGGATCGCATAATGACGGCGCCGCCCGGTAGCATGTTGGCTCTAACTTGCGTGACTGTTATCTCCGAATCCCCGATCGCGGCGGGCGCCGACAGTTCGGTACGAAACACAGGATTTGGAACATAGACTATCTCGTCCTGTCCGCCAGCGACGTACGCCATGAAGTCTCGCATGTCGCTGTTCGCCTCTAAAGCGCGAAACCGAAACTTCCGGCGGGGCCAAAAACGTTGGGCTCTCCGGGTCTCGATGCCGTTATAGCTCTCAAAAATGTCCGTGTTGAACTCAGTTTCCAGTTCGAATGCGCCTGCCCAGTCGTGCGGAGTTTTAAAAATAAATGCCATTATCCACCTATCGCGGCACGAACTGCGCCGGAGTTGTTTCGGATGAAGTTCAATATGACTTCTTGTCCGCGAGAGTCTTGCAGGCCCATGTCCAGAACGCCCGGCCCGTCGATGGCGTTCACCACCTTGACGTCCATTCCGCCAGAACTTCCGCCGCCGAACAACCCGCCGTTCCGGGCGTGGCGCGGATCGTCGGCCGTGACCACTTCTTCTCCGCGCTGCAATATAGTTGCGACCTCGTTTGGTCGAAGACCGGGCAGCCCCCCTTCGTGGAACCGGGGGGCACCTGCAAACACGGCGGGATTCACTCGACGGCCTCCGTTAGACCCCGTAAACCTGTTGCCCACCACGCCGCCCGTGTGCGCAATCCCGGTGAGCGCCCCCGTGATGAATTGGCCGAAGCCACCGCCACCCCCGGAGAACCCCTGAAGCGCGTTGAGGAGGGCCTGCTGGATGATCATTTGCGCGATCTGCCGAAGGAAATCAGACGCGAACTGTAGGAAGGCGTTGCGCGCCGCTTCCCCGATTGACGCGCCTTGCGCCACTGACTGCGCGAAGTTGTCGAATGCGCTCAAGAGGCCGCCTGCGAATACTTCGCCTACGCGTGTCCACGTAACTTCGTTGTTTTCACCTTCTTGGCCTAGACCTTGCGCCTCCAAACGAGCTGTTTGTAGGCGGGCGATCGCAGCCTCTGACTCGCCGCCCCCTATGGCTTGCCACATGGCAATGGCGTTATCAATGGCGGCAGTCAGCTGCTCGTTAATCCCTCGAATTTCTTCTTCGGCCGAAGATGCAGCTTCGGTGTCCCCCTCTGAACGGAATATCTCCAGCTGTCTTTCCAGATCGCCGCGTTGGGAGATCAAGCTATTTACTCGAGCCTCTGCCTCTGCGGTCCGTTCCGCCGTGGCGGCGGCAGCGTCATCCGCGGCTTGTTGCCGGAATTTTTCAGTCGTCACGGCGACGATAGATTCCCGTTGGGCGTCCGTGAGCTCCAGACCGACAGCTGCTGCTTCGATTTCAGCCTCGCGAAGTGCCAGCGCCACTTCGCGATCGATGACGTTCTGGTCGACAAGACCGTTTTCGAACTGCTGCTGCGCCAAAGACTGCGCTTGGCTCTCCGTGAATTGTTCTTGCGCCTCCCGGCGCCGTTCTGCGGCTTGTGCGGCCTGCTCGTCAGCTCGGACTTTATTAGCTTCCTGCGCCCGGCGACGGCGAAGTCCTGCTCGTTGCCCCTCGTTGAGGCTGGCTTGCCGGTCAGTAATGTTCGCCAAATTCCGGATGGCCTGCGCCACTTCTTCGTCGCTACCCCCGTCCCGGATGGCTCTCGCCACTGACTGCGGTAGATTTCCGAAGTTGAAGGCGATGGAGTTCAAGACCGCCTGTTGCTGCGGGGCCAGCGCCCGGAATTGGGCTTCGCCCACTCGCTCAATAACGCGGGGCTGAAATTCTGTCGTGATCCGCCGCAATAGGTCTCTGTTGGAGTCCTCTACCGTTACCGAAATTCCCTCGGTAACTTTCTGGACCGTTCCGTCGGAGAGAGTGATGGTGTCCGAACCAAAGCCTACCCGGAAGGCGTTCACATCGAATTGTGGTGTCGAAATGAAACCCTCAAACTCACGAATGAGCGCAGCTGACGCTTCAATTCCGTCGGAAGCGCCTGAAATTGCGTCAAACCCGGCTCCGACGTTGATGTTAGCGACGGCGTCGTTGAACCCTTGGGTCAAGGCCAAGACTTCGCCCATAGATTCTGCTACCTGCAGGGCGTCCCGGTAGATTTTCTCTAGAGCCGTTACCTCTTCGAGCTCTTCTAGGTTTTGTGCGAAACGAGGGATTGTATCCGCCATTTGCGTGAGAGCATTTCTGACTTGCTCCGCCCCGTCTCGTTGACGCTCCAATGCGACTACTGCCTGGTCAGCCGCTTGCTCTTGGGCTAGCCCCAAATCCAACGCGGCTTGTTCTGCGTCTTCTTCGGCCCCTGTTTTCGCCTGAATGATTTGCAGGGCTTCGTTAAAGGCGTCAATCTGCTCAGACAGCGGAGAAAGAGTCTCGTCGAGTGCGTCCGCAAACAACCGGTTTCCTTCCGAGGCGTCCCGGTACTGAACGCTGACTTCGGAGATCTGTTGCCGGAGCTCACTGAGCGCGATGTCGCCGTCTGCTGCGGAATTGGCGAGGGCCTCAATCTCTCTTCTGAACTGCCGAGTCGGCCTATTGTCGATGAACTGCCCGCCGCCGAAACCGCTTCGGCCTTGCTCCAAAACCCCTTCCAACTGGCTGACGGTCTCCAAGATCGCGTCTCGAAGGGCGTCGGCGTTTCGCTGCAACTCTACCGCTGTTAGGTCTGCGATGTCTGTCAGGTTTTGTTGGAACTGTGCGGAGCTTCCATTAGCGGCGTCGTACGCCTCTTGTACTCGACTCAAAATCTCCGCGTGGCCTTCTAGCGCCCTGTTGGAAATTTCCAAGGCCGCAGTCGTCTGGTCAACAGACGTCAGCCATTCCCCAAAGAGGGTCGTAAGTACCACGATTCCTGCACCAATGCCTGTGGAAATCAATGCAGCGTTTATCGCTCCGCGCAACGCAATAAAACTGCCTCGCAGGGATGCGACCGCGCCTTGAGCAGTACGCAGCGACGCCACCAGTTGGAGGAGGCCACGGCTTGACTGAATTGCGCCAGCTATCAACGGCGTGAACACGGAGGCGAGCCGGAGTCCTACTAGAAGCGATATTGTGCGGATGACGAGTTCGAAGTTCTCGGCGAGGCGTCCCAAGAGGGTCAGGACGTTTCCGATGCCTGCCGCCAATCTAGCACCGAAAGCAGTGAACGCTGGATCACTCAGGGTAGTGGCCAGAGAGTCAAAGAAGTTGGTCAATCCCTGCGTGACACCTTGCGCACCGAGGAACTCTCGGAAGATGCGGAACTGGTTACTAGCCCTGCCGATCGCCGCCGCTAGAGAGTCTGTGGCCGACGCTGCCGCAGGCCCAAAATCGCGTTGGAGGATCGCGCCGACGTCTGAGAGAATGTCTGCGGAAATCGCCCCTTGCGCCACCGCGTCGCTGAACTCGTCGATCTCGTCCGTGCCAAAGCCCGCAGCTTCCGCGAAAACCGCCATGGCCCCCGGTAGAGTTTCTCCGAGTTGTTGGCGGAGCTCCTCCATCGAGACGACTCCTTTTTGAACAATTTGTTGGACAGCTGTGAAAACTCGTCCTTGTTGTTCTTGAGTCAGATTAAGCGCACGAGACGCTTGTGCTAGTCCGATGAAGAGTTCTTCGGTATCTCGGACCGACAGGTTTGTGCTTCTCGCCGCGATCTGTAGCGCAGCGTACCGGTCTGTGACAACACCGATGTCGAGGGCAAGATCGATCGCCAACTCGCGTGCGAATTGTAACTGTGAGTCTGCGATTGCAGGGTCCGAGAAGGCGATACTGAATTTAAGTTGGGCTTGCTCTAGCTCTTGAACCGCACGAGATACGCCCCGGATGCCTTCGATCGCCCCGAAAAAGCCCGTGTACGCCGCCACAAGCGAGAGAACTTCGCCGCGCAATCGCTGCTGTAGCGACAAAGACCGACGTGTTTCGCCGTATAGCCGTTGATACGCGGTCGACAGCGCAGATACTTGACCTCGTTGCGTGTTTAGCGCGCCGCCCGCTGTACGAACGGCGCTGCCTAGCTCACGCTGGCCTGCTGCTGCTTGCCCTGCGGCGGCTGATTGTTCGCGCAAAGAGGACAATTGCCGATCAGACTGCGCCCGAAGTGTCGCAAGAGACCGCGCAGTTTGCTCCTGTACCTCGGCAAAGCGACGAGTGCGTTCCGTGAGTTCGGTAACATCTCCTCCGGTAGCCTCGGTGATTTGACCGAGTTCGCGCAAGGCGGTCTCTTGCAACTGAAGCTCGCTGCGGGATCTAGCGAGAACAACATTTTGCTCTTCATACTCTTGGGTTAGTCGGGCAACGTCTTGAACTGCCTGTTGATTGAATATCGATCCAGCGGCTTCCTGTTCGAGCTGCCCGAGGCGCTGTCCGAGGCGCAAAGCCGCGTTCGAGGCTTCGTCGTACTCTCGGCGAGTCGCGGCAACCGCCAGTTCTTGCTCTCGAAACTCTTGAGCCAGTGCGGCAGCCGTGGAGCTTTGCAGTTGGCGCATTTGGCCTTCTACTTGGTCCAGAGCGGCCCCAAACTGGCGGTATTCGGTCCGGGCCTTCGCTAGTTCTCCTGTCTGCTGTTCGATGGACGCCTCGAGGCGTTCCGCGTCTGAGCGCAAGGACGTAAGATTGGCCCCAGCGGCTTTCGCTGTGTTTCCAAACTCTCGGTATCGTTGCTGCGCCTCTGCCAACGCATTGTTTTGCGCCTCGAAACGATTTGTGGCAGTCAGTGCGGCGGCTTCTAGCTGTTCGACGCTGGTGGCGGCCGCTGCGGAATTACTGCGCGTTTCGGCCAAGCTGGACTCTAAACCCTCTAGTCGAGCGCGCGCTCGATCTATGGCGGTCCCCGACCGTTCGAACGTTTGCTGTAGCCGCTTTGTGGGTGCTTCAGTCTCCGCGATTTCGTTTTTGAGCCGGTCGTACCGAGCAGTTGCTTCGCGCAAGGTGGCGTTCTGCTTGACGATGGACGCCTCTAAGCGTTCCTCGGAACGAGTGAGCCTGTCCCGGGCAGTAACCCCCGCTCGGAGCTCCCTGTTGGCCCGCGTCTGCTCGGCTCTTGACTCCGCTTTCGACGCGCGTTCGCGGTCGACAGCGGCTTGCGCCTGGTTCGCTGCGGCGGTCAAACTCTCGTATTCACGTTCTGCTCGCTGGACAGAGGCCGCAAGACGATCATTTTCAGACACTGAATCTCGGACTGAGCCTTCCAGTCGTTTGATCGCGCCTTCCGCTTTGTTGAACTCTGTCTCTAGTCGCTCAACGACAGTAAGACCGCGCAGGTTCGAACTGAGATTGCGAAAGGTAGAACCAAGTCGGTCGAGTGCGCTGTCTGTCTGATTCGCGCTATTGCTAAGACGACTTTGCTCTGAGCCCAAGTCACGGATGGCTCCTGAAACCGCGTCTACGGTTTTGGACGCCGCGTCCCGTGCTCGGATGACTAGTTCTACGTCTCTTCTGCGTCCCGGCATTGTCGACCCCTGTGCTGCTTATTAGTTTCTTTTAGTCCAACGGGGGGCCACTGTCTACCGTTCTGCCCTACAGCTCTGTGCCGTCTTTGTGGATTTGTAGGTTGCTATGGTCGAAATCTGTTGGCAGAAGTTCGCTGCGGACGACGTACTTTTCGAAGCACCAAAGAAGATTCGAAGATTCCACCCAGACTTCAGCGTATCCGTATCCGAGAGGTTCAGCCATTTTGGCATAGTAGGCAATTGCAAACCGGCCTGCTTCGGGGTCCGTTACGGGGCCAAATTTTTGCTCGGCGTTCCGGGTTAAGTCTACCATTTCTGGGAGCGACAGGCACATTTCTGTCGTGACGTCGAACCAAGCCACTAAGGGGCCCTGCCCGCGATAGTCTGTCATCACGTACTCCGAAGTCACATCTCGAAGCGAGTAATTTTCACCTACCGCGTGTGAGCCTAGCAGTGAGATCGCCAGGGTTGAGCTCAGAAAAGTCAGAAGGTTCTTCATAGGTTTCTCCGGTATCAGGGGGCGGTAGCTCTCTAGGCCCTAGCTCTACTTGCAGCTGCTTGAGCTGTTTAGTGAAAGCTTTGGCGCCTTTTTTAGAGAGCGCGCCGTTTATCGCAGATTGAACCAAGGAAGCTTCAGAGGCTATGCGCTGATTTTCCCTTTGTTCGACCAACATAGATTCTTCGAAAAGCATCCCGAGAGGGTATCTTCGCGCCTCGGGATGTCCGTTTGCTAGGAGTAGACTTATGTGTCTGCGGATTCCCCAGAGCCACTCCCGGATGTCGGAATGCGGATCCCCTCGATGAAGCTTGTCGTGCTTCCCATCGCGTCTAGGATCGCCTCCAGCAACTTTTTTACTTCGGCCTCGCTGTGCAAAGTCAGTTCAAACAGCGCAAAAAGCGCGTTGACTAAAACCGGTGCTGGGAGTTTCATCACCTTCCCCATTCCCTCTTCGGGGTTGGGGTCATCGTTGGCGATGAGAATCGCGTGTGCCGCGACTTCTGGAGCCAAGTTCAATACCGTTTTGATGGTCGCTTGCAGCATGTCCGGAGTCATCCCCGCGAGAACGTCTTTTTGGACTGCCGTGTATACCGCCACGATTTTCGGCAAGTGCGCTTCTGTCAAAACAGTCAAATCTGTCGCGCCGAGCCCCCGAACGGTGATCGTTTGATCGCCGCCCGGAAGTTCGATTTCGCGTGTCGGGAGTGTCAGGCCGCTAATGTGTCCCATACTTATTTTCCTTATGAGTAGACCGGAGCGCCGTCAGCGTAGATCGCTTCTTGGCCCGGGATTTTCAAGATTTCGATGTTGAAAGGTAGAACTTGGAACTCGTCGCCTTTCAGAGAGAAATCGCCGTTCGGGGTGACTTTTATGAACGGCATGTAGTAGTTGATGTTCTCGCCTGCTGGGTTTCGAGCACGGTAGATCAGCGCACCTTCCACTGCAGTGTCCCCTGACACGACTCGATCGCGAGTAGATTCACGAAGGTCGTATGCGATGTCAACGCCTGTTCCGTCTGCGATGGCGCCGCCTGCAATGATAGAAAGCAAACCGTTATCGGCGTCCAACTCGTAGTCCACGCCTGCCACGAAAGCGGTGCCCCCGCCTGCAGGTTGTACGTCGAACGTAGCCGAGTCGATGCCCATCACACCGGCTGGAGTTGTCGGCGTGATGCCGATCTTGACAGAGTCTTCTTGGCGAAGGCCGGTGAAAGATTCTGTCAAACCTGTTGTTGCCGCCGTGACAACATCGCTCGCTTCGCCGAATAAGAACAGCGAGAGGTTTTCCCGATTGATGTTGTCGGAGGTGAACGACCCGGTGCGGTTGACTTCCAGAACGATTGAACAATCTTTTTCGCGGATGCCACCGTCTGACGAATAATGGTCCAAATCTTCGGATTCAATGCTGAAGTTAAAATCCGGAGAGTTGCCGATATATCGGAACGTGCCGGGTGTGTTGCCGGAAGTGAATCGTGCAAAATGCAACTCTCCGCGTCCTAGCGTGTAATTCTGTCCATTTGCAGCCATTGAGATGTCTCCTGTGTTGGCTTTTCTATCAGTTCCCGGCGTGCTGTTCACACCAGTTTTCGACAAGACCCAATGTCACATTGAGCCAAAAATACGCTTTGGCGGAGATGTCGTCCGGGGGCCGAACAACGCCGGACCCCATCCGCAAGTCATCTACTCTCCCGCCGAGGCCGAGAATGTTGTTACCCCTATCACGACTTTTCTCGATAGCCAAGCGTCTCTTTACGTCTGCTAATAGGAAATGCGCAGGGTCTGTGGGGTTCTGTTTGTCGTCTTTCACCCAGCCTTGGAGAATCAACTCCCACTGCGTCGCACCAACGGGCGAAGTCGAGGGCTCATTGATGGGATCGATAGGGACTGGAACTTCCAAGATCGAAACCATGGGGATAGGATCTTCTTCTCCGAAAATAACTCGGCCTCGGAACACTCGCTGCGGAACTTCAATCGTGGGCGTGAGGTCGTGCCAGTAATTGTCGGTCGGGTTTATCTCTTCCAGTATGTCGCTAAGAGCTTTTTGTACTTGCAGTCTGAACGGGTCTGTCACGGTTATATCTCCAGTAGCCTGAAAAACTCATTCTCGAGACCGTCGAGAACTGTTGGTTGTATGTCTTCTGCCACGCCCTCATTGCGAGAGTCAAGAAACACTTGATCTATGGAAGGGCCATACAGGAGGTACAAGTTGTTCGCCAACTTCACTGTGTTTTTCTTATTGCGGAGTCGTTCTCCTGGACGAAGACGTAGCGCAAGTCCGCTGTTGAACCTCGTGTCCGTGTCTGAGCCCGCTGGGAGCTTGACCAAAAACGCATTTCGTAAATACCGAGCTTTTCCCGGAGACACCTCAACTCGAATAGGTTGCCCTCGACGGGGGTTATTGGTGACGTAACGGGCCAGTGATGTCGCTCGGGCTCGAGCGCGAATAGCCCCCTCCAACTTGCTGCGTGTGGCCTGCCGGGAAACGGTAAGTCGTCCGGCGCTCGGTCCCAGCTGCCTTGCAGGCAAATTGACTTGGTCTCTGATTCGCCTTGCCGCCAACGCCCTGCCGTCTCGCAGGGTGGTGTTGACGGATCGGACTATGCTCAGTCGAATGTCGTCGGGCAGCGTGCTGTAGTCTGCGAGAGCTTCAGTGAGACCGTCTACAAAGACTGCGTAGTTATCTGGCATGTCCGCGTCCCCTCACCCAAGATGGTAAGTTTCGTACATCTCGTTCATGTGCTTGACGGTCTGGTACAGGCTTCCGGGTGACTGGAGATGCGGAGCCGGGAGTCCTAGCGCGTACGCGACTATCTCTGAGCAAAACCACCGTCCGGACTGTGCGCGATTTAGTGAGAGCATTTGCGACAGAAAAACACCTTTGAAGTCGTATTTCTTTCCCACTTCGTGGGCCACCAATTTCTCACTCATTTCTTGGTTCGCCCAAGGAACGTCAACAACTTCCCAGTTTCCGTCATCGAAATCGATTTCCTTGATCCGAACACCCCCGTCCATGAACGACGATGAGAACCCCCGCCCCGTTGTGCCCACTACCTCTACGTGCGAGTACGTTGACCGCGTACCGGTGCGGATAGCCCAGTCCAGAAAACCTCCTCGGCCTTTGTAGAAAGCTACTTTGGTCATTCGCTTCCTCCCGAGACTGACTCTAGAACTTTCGCTTTAATGGAATCAAGGTCTCCCGAGAGAATCAAAGCGTCAAACTCTCCGGCCTTAATCTTGTGAGTGACCCCGTCATGTATGCTGTCAAAATCTGCTCGAACGCGGTTTCGCCCTGCATTGACGACTTGCTCTTGGATAAATACTGGGATTGCCTGCGCCATGAAAGCCTCTAGCGTAACTGGGTTTTCGACTAGGGGGTAGTTGTCGCCGTCCAATTCCGCATCCGTATCCTCCACCAAAGGCTGCCACCCCAAGGAAATAGCCAGCATGGATACCACTGTTCGATCTGCGTCAAAAGTGAATGCGGATGTTATGCTTCTGGCCATGTGTCTATCCCTCCTGCGCCAATTTCTCGTCGGTAAAGAATGCTGTCCGCCCCTTCTCGCACTTCTGCTGCAATTTGCGCAGGAGTTATTCCCAAAGACAGCGTCTCGTCGTCATTCGACCTTATTGCCGACGTGGTCGAGCCGTTTTGCGATCGAAGAGTCGGAGCCAAGGTCGAAACTCCGTTTTGAACCACAACCGTGATTGGGACATTGGCGATGACCACCCCGGGGTTCAGTTGCCCCGCTAGCGACACGGACCCGTTGACGGTTTCGTTTGCCACGAGACCTGCGGACGGATGCTTCTGATCTTCCTTGGTGTTCACCGTGACGTTGAATCGGTTCAGCGGGACAGTGTATGCGAGTTCGAGGGTGCCGGTCGCGTCATTCCACTCATAAACCCATGCGGTACCGGCATACGGACTCGCGATGGCCACTCCGCTGTTCCCGCCGTCTCCGTTATCTGCTATGAAAAGTGGCTGGGCGACAACTTGGGACATCGCGCTTGTGGGCATTAACGGTGACGCTTCTAGCCCTGCGCTGTCCGCACCGGAGTATGCCGAGACCAGACCCGTAGCCAACAATCGGGTTGCCCCGTTCGGTTCGTAATCTGTGTCAGTGGCCCCGGTACCGGTAGGCGGGGCTGCGTCAAAGTCAACGGGGGAGCCCGGAGACACCCCTCCCGGGATGTTTCCGGAATTTAGAAATCCTTGGGCGTTGTCTCGAGTAAACCACGCGACCTGCGTGTTATCGAACGGCGCCGATACTTGACCGGATCGCGGCCAGGTAATCCCGTCGTTAGTCAGTGGCATGACCAATCGACTATCATAAAAACGACCGAAAGGCTGAAGATCCATGTTCGCGGCGTGACACGCCATCATGGGATTATCGCCTTCCAGCAAATACTCTTGGTTGCCGCTAGTATAGAGCCGGTGATACTGCCACGGGGCAAGTTTTATGCCTTCTTGTCCTTGGACCGTCACGCCCGCACCGTTGGCTAATCGAATCGTGTTGACTAGCGGGCCGTTCACTACATGCACCCACCCTTGGTTCCCGCCGGGTAGTCCGGGCAAATACGCATTGCAATTTCGAAATCCAAAGAAGAAAGTCGATTTGAACGACAGTCCGTACGAGAGAAGGGGCATCGGACTCATATCGGCGCCGTCTACTTGCTCAGAAAACCCGTAAAACCCTTGGGTGGACGTTACGATGGCTCCAGTATCTAGTCCCGTGAAACATATTGGCTCTCCGAGGGCCATGAACTCCGGGCCAGTGTACCCCGCCGCCTGTCCCGCTGTTGTTTCCCAGATCGGAATGCCGTTGTTGAAGTCGTCGCCGTTCGCGTAGACCGTGACCACGTTTCCGTCGCCTAGCGAGTTGCCCTGCACTTTGCCGGACGTAGTGAAACCTACAGCCAAAACAGTTAAGCCGGGCTGGCCTGCATTGGCGAGAAGTTCCTGTTGGAGACCTAGTGTTGACCCTGCTGCGATGGCGCCTACCTCGCCTTCGTCCGTGCCTGTCGGGAGATCGCTGGGCTCGTACTCGCCGGTGGCTTCGTTGAATACGGGAATCTGCATGTCTGTTGCACCCGGGGCGATCACCTCGCCGGTGGCCGGAAGGCTACCCAGTAGCAAGGCATTTACGCGTCCGCTCGTAGCCGACCCAATCGACGTTATCGTTCGAAAGTTCACCAGTTGACCTTTCGCCACCGGAATGTCGACATCAGAAGTTTCGGACGTTCCGGCGGCGGTGGTGACGGTCATCCCGGTTGCGACTCCGTCGATATAAACTTCCACGGTGAACTGCGCTCCGGACCCTTCCACCTCGAGTCCCAGCGTTTTTATCGTTCCGGACATCAAAGCCACACAACCACTGTTTTGTGGTGTTTCGTCGCCGTTGCCTGCGGACCACTGGAAGCCGCCGTTCGTGTTGGCGTTCACTGCGCCGCTTTCTTCTGCGAAGAAAGTTTGCGACGAGACCACCAAGGGGGCGTTCAAAGGGTGCGCTATGGCGCCCGTCGAATCAGTGACGTAGACCGAAAACCCTGTCCCAACACGAACGTAGTACGTCGTGTTAGGTGCCAGAGTTACCGGAAGGGTCGCTACGACTTTGACGATGTTGTGCTGCGACATCTAGTTCTACCATGCAACTGTGCCGGGCGCCAACACGATACCCTCGCCGCCGTATTCTGGACAGCCCGGTTGCGGTTCCGAGATTTTGTTCAACTCCGTGAGATTCGCGTGCGTGTGCGAGTTGTTGACGGCCGCATCGATTGCCGCAGGCGTCGACGCTGGGCCGTTTTGGATATTCGCCCAATCAAGAACAAGGTCCAGACTCTCAAATTCAGAGATTTTTTCATACGTGTCTGTCGCCAGTTCGTAAACATACGTCGCTGCGGTGGCCGTATCCACGGACGGGTCTGCGCTCGCGTCTTTGACCAGGACCAAGACGTTTGATGTCGGGGATAGCGCATCACGAGCGGCGATATCGGCTACGACTTCTAGCGTACTGAGGCCGGTAACTGCCGCCGCGATCCAGCCTTGAATATCTTGCTCGGTCGGGATTCGACGAGTAGCCACGCCTGCGTTGTCTACGACATAAATTTCCATGAAATTCGCGTCTGTCGGATGGGGCAACATATAAATTGTGTTCGCCACCAACGTGCTTGGCAGCGCCGTGAGTTTCTCTATCTTCATTTGGGCCATGGTATCTCTCCTCTTACCACTCGGCGGCGTTCCATTCTAGGGGTGCTGCCGGATCTAAGTTTACTGTTGTCGCGGTCATTGCATAACCTATACGGCGTCCACACGGCGAGGGCAAGGTTTGCGTTAGTGTGCCGTTGGAGGAAACGTATATGGCTCGCCCAGGGTTCCACAACCACGCACTGTTGAACATGAGACCGTCTTTTCTGTACGGCACTAGGTCTCCAGCGGCCCCTTCTTGCGATATCACCCCGGCGTACGTCGATAGGCTTTCTTGAGTCGGGTTTACATATAGCCCGTCCGCAGAGATCGCACGAAACGCTTCCGCCGTCTGTCCGAGGCGGATGGTCGGATCTCGAACATCGTTGTCGTGATTTTCGTCGAACACCGAGTTTAGGTACGCCAGCGTTGTCGCCACGTCTGAGAAGGTGTTTCCGTTTTGCTGGCCGAAACGGGAGAAATCTAGCTGGTAAAGAACAACTACGCCGTCTGTGGACGATCGAACCGTTATCTTGTTCCCAGAGGCTGCTGCCTCGAGAGAACCCTCTGGGAACACCCGAGGCAGCCCTGAGATATTTATCGCTCTGTTTTCGGCGGTATGCCATACTCGATAAACTGCCATCAGGGACTCCCACTTACAAACTCAGGTAGAGGTTGAGCCCTGTTATCTCCGCATCGTTCGCAAAAGTCAATGTCGCCTCGACGCCAGCTGCCAGCGCGGCTGCGTCTGCGAAAAATCGAGTCAGCACTGAAACAGCCTGTTCTTCCCCGGCTTCTTGCACGTGAATCGACTCTTCTGAGCGGAATATCTCGTCGCCGCCGGGTACCCGGAGGGTGACGGTCATTCGATTGTTAAACGCCAACGACCGAATCGTGGCGTCCACGCGAATGAAGTATTGGTCGTTCTCCGCGTAAGGTCGAATCAGTCCGGGCTCGAAAAACTCGTGTGTGGCGAGAATTGCGTCTCGTTGGTCTGCGACGATCGCGCTAGATTCGACAGGAATAGTCCACTCTTCGTCTACGATAAGGGAAACTGGATTGCCTGAGTCTACACCGGAAATCGCCACCTCTAGGTACGAAGAGTTGGGGTTAGTCCGAGGGAACATGGCAGGATTCAAGATACCGCCAAAATTGGTGTCGAAATTGGCAGGAACCGGGAGGCCCGAGGAGTCTTGTGCGTCCAGCCTTGTGACCCGGGCTGTTATGGTGATGTCGTCTGGAGTCTCTTGGTGGTCGACGCAATACGCCTCACCCGGCTCAACAGACACAATCCCGCCGCGTTTCGGGAGGATTTGATCTAGCATGAATATGATTTCTGTGCCGGTTTCTTCTCGTTCGGCATACGCAAAAGACGTGCCGCGGACGCCGCCAAGCGCCTTGTGTTCGTTATGGATTCGAACATAGCAGGGGACTTGGTCGGAAGTCCCCGGAACAATGTAGATCGCCGGGACCTTCATCTTTCGATGCAAGTCCCGGCGAGCCTTCCTTTTAATGGCGCGAAACGACATCAGACGAGGTCGTTTCCTGCTCCGTCCGATTTACCGGCGGGCTCTTTTGGCTCTTTTGGCTCTTTTGGCTCTTTTGGCTCTTTTGGCTGGTGCGGTGAATTTGTCGCCGGGGCGAACTTCGGCGGTGACGGGTGCTACAGAGTCTGATGTTTTCGTTCCGTCCTTGCCGGGTTTCGTGGCGACTACGCACACGGCGTTGGCGATCATGTCTAGTTTGGACATACTGTTTTCCTTTTTGGGTTTGAGAGTGTCAGGGAAAGCAGCCCGAGAAATCGGGCTGCTAGATTTTCTTTAGATTCCGCTCTTACGCTAGAACTGTGGCTTTCAGAGTTCGGTTCGGGCGGCCGATGATCGGCAATGGCGCGGACTGCGTCATCAAGAACATTTGTGATGGGTCTTCCTGCTCCCAAGTTTTGGGGAACATGTCCATCGGCATGAGTCCGGCTTTCACGTCGTAGATCGCGCCGTACGCGATGACGTTTTCATCCGAAGGTGCCACCAACAAAACCTCTTTCGGGCCGAGGACATTGCTCAACTCATCAGCTACTGGCACTACGTCAGTGTACTGCCATACTGTTACGCCGTTCGGCAGTGTCGCGATAGCGATGAACGGGTTCAGTGGGTCGGCCACAACGATGCCGCGGTTGACGGAAATATCTGCCGTGCCCCGGAAATCGTTGTTCAGGTAGTCTTTGACCTGCGGATTCCGGCGGAATGCCTGTGCAGCGTCTACGCCCATTACGATGTCGCGGACGTTGCCGCCGAGTTTCGCAGTGGCCACTTGATTGCTCCAAGTCTCGAGGTCCAGAATAGGATCCACGCCCGGATCGGTCCAGGTGGCCCCCGGTGTGAGTACCACAGTGTGGGACGCGTCCCGGCGGTAGTCGACGGTGATGTCTCGGACGATATTGCCAAAGTCATCTCGATACACTACGCGACACTGGCCGTCGATCAAAGCCTTGGCGGCCATGGCGTCGACAGTGTTACTGATTGCTTGGCGATGAGTGCCCAACATTTTCCCAACGCGCGCGTCGAAACGTTGCTGCGGAGTCATCAGCGGAACGCGGCGCATGATCTCGGCGGGAGTCTTTTCCGCTGCGTCTTGCGGACGAACTTCGTCTTTGACTTTAATGTACGCCGGTTTGAACGTACGCAGCTCTTCAGGGTCGTCTCGGTAGATCGGCTTACCGGCCATGTTCGGAAGAACAAACGGCGCGATGGTGCGGTGCTGCAGAACTTCCGAAATCGAGATGTCGCCTTGGTCCGAGAAGAACGGATCTGCTCGGTAGAACAGCTGACGCCACGTCGAGGTCGAAACAGCGAATCGTTCGTCCTGTTGCACGGCAATCATTTGCTGCGGGGTTAATAGGTCGAATGCCATTAGTTAATTCTCCTGTTTAGGCGCGATTACGACGTGACGTCGAGCTCAGATGGTGGGCGGATGATGATCGCAGTCGGAGACGGCGCACCCTCGAAGGCGTTGAACTTTTTAGCGTCGGTATCATACGACGCGTCCCAGTTCAGCAAGTTCGGGTTGAACACACCCATGCGCCACACGACGCAATGCGTTTCAGTGGTTTCAACCGTGTTGTCTACTGCGTTCATGAGAACGCCGACCGCAGCCGTCGTGCCGAGCACAGCGGGAACGACTTCGCCGTTACCGTTGAAGCCTACTACGGTATAGACCTCTAGTTCAGATCCGGCGGCCACTGGGTACTCGACCGGGACCACGTGTGGAAAATCTCCGGTGATCAGCGCAGGGTTCTGCGCGCCGAAGGTTTCGAACGACTGCTCGGGGATACCGGTGCGAACGTCGCCGTTTACTGGATTAATAGGCATGAGTTGGACTCCTTTACTGCCGTTCGATTAGGCTTTGATGCCGTTATGCGCGAAGATGTCGTCGAGACGGGCATCCTCTTGCGCCTGCGAGTCTTCGGCTTCTTCGGAAGCAGGGACATCAGGCGAGCCGTCTTTGTCCATGGCTTCCGCGAAGTGATTTCGTTTCGCGTCGCCGCCGATACCGTCGGAAGAAGCTGCTTCTTTCGCTGGGACGGTGGCCAGAACCTCTTTCACCGCGTCAACGGAAAGATTGGCGTTGCGAGACAGAGTCATTGCCGTATCTTCTCGACCTTTCGCCTCGTCTAGCCCCATGATTTCGTCTTGACGGGTTTGATAGGCTGCAAAGCCTTCATCCCAGCCTTCTTTACGAGCGGCTTCGATAGCTGCTTCGTTTGCGACGTCGTTTGCTTCGAGTACGGCGCCTGTGTCTTTATCAGCCATAAGAAAATCTCCTCCAGTTGGCTCTGTTCCTTCAGCAAACTCCGACAGCCCTTCGTCGAGCGTGCCGATTGAATCCGCCAGATTTACCGAAAGTGACTCTTCTGCGTCATACGTCAGAGCTTCGGTCTCACGTACGTCCTTATCATCCATATTGCGGTTTCGCGCAACAGTTGATGTGAAAACGCCGTAAAGCTTGTCCACGCGAGCTTGAAATCTCTCACGTGCTTGTTCGGTCAACGCCTCGTACGACGTGCCGTCTATTTTGTGTTTGCCCGCATAAATATGCGTAACCTCGATTCCATGCTGGCGAAGGTTTTCCTCCACATTGTAATGCACGAGTACCACGCCGATAGAACCGACACCTCCTGAACGGGTGACTTGGATAGAATCTGCGGCTGACGCGATTGAGTAAGCGGCCGAGAACGCGCTGTCCGCAGCGAAAGCTCGCATGGGTTTCACGCCGCGTTGCTCGTAGATGTAGTCCACCAATTCAAAATTCCCGGAAACCATGCCGCCGGGGCTGTCGATGTGAAAAGCAATCCCCTTTACTTGGGGATCGGACATGCCGCGTGCAACAGCTCTTTGGATATATTCGTAACCGGTTGCCCAACTTCCGTACGCATACGGAAAATGATTCAACAAGGATCCATGTACCGGGATGACCAAAATACCGGACTGAACGTTGTACGGACGCAAAAATTGCATCCACTCGTCGTCTTCTGCTGGCCAAAAATCATCGTCCGCGTCTTCGTCATACTCGTTTCGAGTCAACTCCACGGTGTTTTTGTCACTCAACAGCGCAGACAGATTGGCTGCAAACAAATTAACACTATCCGGGTCCACCAAGATTGGGTCATTGGTGATCCTCGCCATGAGGGGATGGCTCATTGCGCCCATTTCGAGTTTGTCACTCGTCGGTGTCTGTGTCTTGCTCATTCACTACCTCCCCGTCGCTGTCTACGTCATCGCTCTCTCTAACAGAGCCGGATGCTGCGTTAATGGCATTGGATTCCTCGGTAGTCAATCCGAGTTCGTCCATTAGTTCTTGCTCGCGTTTACTCTGTTTGAGGCCTGCACGCCAGTCTTTTCCGAGGCGGGCTTGCTCTTCTTCCAACGTAGAGATCTTGTATTTCATGCGCAAGACGGCCGCCTGAGTCTCTTTCAGCTCATCGATTTGGCCTCGAGACGCTCCGATCCACTCCCCTTGGGTGTATGCATCGAAGTTCATTCCGTCATACATGTTCGGCGCTGCACGGGCGTTCATCGTCTCGATATTACCCGCGTTTACTTGCTCCTCGAACCAGAGGCGGAAGATGGCGTTCGCGTATCGGTCGGCGACCATGCGCTTCCGGCCCATCATGAATTTCCATGTTTCGTTCATGGCGGCTCGAGCGGATGAATAGTTTGTCTCCGTGTAATCCCGGGAGATCTGTTCATAGCTCACGCCGAGGCTGGCTGCTAGGTATCGGATCAAAGACTTCTCGAAGTCTTGGCCGACCGCCGCGCCTTTTCCAGCGGGCATCATGTTCAACTTCGTTCCGGGGAACAGGTGCGGTATCTTCACACCGTCTAAGGCCATGTGCTTAGAGCCTGCTGCGTACTCGTTAATCGCGCCGAGAAAATTAGCAGCATAGTCCGTGACTGCGTCTGCGTTAGATCCGGACGACATTTGCGCGCCCATCTGCGCCATTACGGTTTCCGTTGGGAGTTCAGACTCGATAGCCGCCGCAAACATGGAGTTGACCACTGCGTTTTGAAGCTGGATTCCTCGGAAGCTCTTCAGCACCTTCAACTCTTTCAAACCCGTAACGAGATCAGAGACCCCGCGAGACTGGTCGGGACGGCCCGCTTCGAAAATGTGGATGACGTTTAGGCGACTGTGGCTGATGCCCAGCTGCCGCCGCGCTCGAACGTATTGATAGTCAAGGGCGTTCATGGTGCGCAGGCTGTGGGTCCGGTAGTCGTTCGGGTGATTCTTGTAGATGTAGTATCCTAAAGGTTCTCCGAGCTCACTCTTGTGGACCCCATTTCGAATGTTCCGTCGGTCGCCGAAAGTCCACGGGGTCCGCAGTCGAGCACTGTCGATTTGATGGACGGACGTGCGGAAAGGCCGCAAAGCGTTTTTTCGGTGCCACTCTGCGATGGCCAAGACTTCTCCAGACGCGCAGTACGTCCCGATCGCAAGTCGAACCATGCCGGTGAGACCCGTTGACCGGCCGGTGTCCAGCCAGTTTTCCGGAGATTCTGCCGCGAGTCCAAACTTAGCCTCCACCTCTTCCTGAAACTCCGTAGCCCACTCGTCTTCGCCCTTCATTCCGAGGGCAATCAAATTCGGTTTCGAGTTGAAGAGGTATGCGTGCCCAACGATGCTGTCTTTGTGCAACTGGGCGCCCGCCGAAACGTACGCGTCGTTTCGAATCATGTCTTGAGACCGAGCTTCGATTTGCTCGCGCTCGTGCAAGAGGTCGGCATCCGCAGACTGCAGGGCGGGAGACCACAAGGCCAATTGCCGGTCGTATCGGCTGGCGCCTTCGAACGCCCCGCCGAACGCCATTTCTTTCGGCCCTTCTTCGGCCGAACCCACCGTCTCTTGGATTATTCTGTCAATATCGGACATCTAACAGCCCCAAACCATGATAGGCCCTAGCTTCGTGCGAGCGGCTGCATTTCCCGTGCATTCGGCCACCTGTTGCTGTAGGTCGTTGATGTATTTCCGGAGTTCGGCGATGTTGGAGCGTTGATACTCCACTCGCTCTCCGTTTTGATCGACTACGACAATGGGCTTACAGCCAGTGCTTATGTCATGTAAAGCCTGTCGTGCTTCTGAAAGCCATGTCTGCAGTTGGGTCAGATTTTCCGCCACACGCAGTCTCCTCTATGCCAAGTCGCTCGCCAAGTCCGCGAGGCTAGGTCGCTTCTTGGCCGGTTGCTGGGTCTTATCGCCTATATTTTCTCCAAAGACAAGGCTGTTCTCGTCCCAGTCTGCCGCCCAAGTCGGAGGGTCGGACCAGTTCATTCGCTCAAGCCCGATCTGAGACATCAGTGTTGCCGCTCTCGCGTAAACTAACAAGTCCCAAGATTCGTTTCGATATTTGTTTGGGTTTATCCAGCCCTTTTGCGGGTCTTTCACTTCCACTGTGAGCTCTTTGAAAAAGTTGTCGTCAAGCCACGCTGGGAATATGATTCTCCCGCCGGGTTCGGTCCGGTCTATCGCCTTGTCGATACTATCTTTGATTATGTTGCCATTAATTGCGAGAACGGGGATTTCCCCGCGAGCTCCTGCGTTTCGGTCTTTGCGCTCTGAATCTGGGTACGTGACTTGCACTCGCGGAGCTGTTTTTTGCGTGGCACCTCGGAGAAGATGGAACCTTGCCGCTAGGCCGGGCTCCCATCGATACGTGCGGTCTTCCACTCCCGTGTCGGTGTCCTGCGGACCCAGGCGGAGCCAGCGCACAAAGTTGTACGCGTTTGCCGTAAACCCCTCGCGACCGGCGGAGTCAGATACTGTCATCTTAATCCCCATGGTCCGGCCCGAACCGTCGGAAAGCGGGTATTTCTTGAGCAGAACTTCGTCCACCAGCTGCTTCCAGTCTTCGGGGTAAACTCCGAGGTTGACCCAAAGAGGGTCTCCGTCTTCGTCCGTGCGTTTTGATTTTTGTATCTTAAATCGGTCGATCACCCAGCAATCCGGCTGTCCATTGGTCGTGGGGCCGTAGCCCATGACTTGCACTTCGAATCGGTTTTTCTGCAAATCGATAGCGGCAATCAGAAACCTGACTCCCGGAGGCACTGTCCGGATCGGAAGGTCGATGGCTCGCGACTGAATATCCTCGGGGGCGCGCAAAGAGGCTTGCGATTTTGGGACGTACGGGACGCCTTGGTCTGTGTTGGCGGTCGTTTTCAGCGCCTCTTCCGACCCGTTATTTTCGTATTCTTCTTCCGCCGCTAGCTGCTTTGTCACTAGGGTTTTGAAATCTGCGAATGTAGCGCACACGCCTTTTAGCCAAAAAGAGGCGATGTCTGAGCGCAGCGCGTCGCCTACGATTTGCCCGTCCGGGCGCCACACTTGCCCGTCTTTGATCCACCGGCCGGAGCGGTTCATTTCGTGTTTACCGGGCAGGTCGGTTTCCTCTTGGTAGTATTTCGCGTCGCAATGCGGGCAACACAGGTGGGCCTGCTCGGCAGCGTCGAGCCGGTCCGTCGACTGCGGCCAGCGCATGAGCGAAAAGTCTGGCTCGAACGGATTGCCACACTCAACGCACTTCCAGTAGTACCGGCGACGATCCCCGCGATTGTAGAGCGCCAAGATGCCTTCGGTGGGTGGGGCTTCGTGATTCGTTTTCTTCTGCCACTTAGGGTTCGTGACTGGGAACGAAGGGGAAGACTCCGCTACGGTCATGCCGAAAGACCGGAAGGTAGTTGTACGCTTTTGGCCGAGGTCGAACGGCGCGCCCTCTGTCTCGACGTCTTGGTCCATGCGGTCGTAGTCCGAAAACCAAATTCTAGGAATTGGCTTACCTGACAAGTGATTCTTTGTGGGCCACGCCAGTGTCAAAATCATCCCGCTTGTGTAGTGCTTGTCGAACGTGTTGTCGTTGTTCCGTCCCGGCATGACCCGGTGGCGGACCGCGTCTGTGTGTTCGTGGAGACGATCAATTCGACGCATGGAGAAATCTCGAGCTCGATGCTGCGCCGCTTCTACAATCATCATGTCCATGGGGTCGCAAACTACCGTGTGGTTCACCCAGTTCAACGCCATGTCCGTTTTTCCGCATTGAGCTGGTCCGGCGAAAACCATGCCGGTGAACTCTTCGGAGCCGAGTACGTCCATGGGCTCGACGAGATACGGAGTCGTTTCGTTTAGCCACGGTCCGACATACGCACCGGTGTTTCGGAGAAACCGGTATTTCGCTGCGGCTTCGGATACTGTCAATCTCTCAGGGGGACGTACGCCCTCGGCCGCAGCGATCGCTATTTGTTCTAGGTAGTCAAATGAGATCATCGAATTGGCCTTCTTTGTTGTCCTCTTTTGTCTCTTCATCAGAAGGCCCAGCTGCGGCGATCAAGGCGGGCAACTCTGCAGTTTGCGGTTTCGTTTTGTCGTGCATCCCTACGAGTTTCTCGTGAATCTCTTTCTGCAATCCATCTACCGAGGCTTGTAGAAATTTCTTCTGTTCGGCTCCGAGTCCGGTAGACCTTTGCATATTCTCTGCCCAGAGCTGCATCGTTCCTTTGATTAGCAGGAACACTTCCCCGAAGAGAACCATCACATCCTCCGTTCGCCACAATTCTGCGGCGTTTTCTTCCCACTTTTGGCGCTTGTTCATTGCCGACCAAAAGGAGTCTTGCAGGTGCGCCGGGAGCTCTGAAGGTCGCATTGTCTTCAGGTACTCTTCGGGATTGAATACCGGTTTTACAAGGTATTGAGCGGCAGTCGCCAAATCGTAGAGGTTGCGTTTAGTGTCTTTGTGGCGCGAGCCCATTACGGGGCAGTCCTTCAGCCGTCGGTTAACGTCTCGTCGATCCATGCCGAAAACCTCCATCAAGAAGGTCACCGTCACGCCGCCCGCTACGTCCGCCGCCCCTACTGACTTGGCCAGCGTTCTGTTTTGTGCGTGCTTCTGGAGTTTTTCGTCTATGCTTGTCATACTCTGACCCTAACTGCGTTCATGACGTCTGTTTGCTCTGCGTCTTTGTGGTCTAGAACCTCTACCACGCGAGTATCCGCGGTCCCTCGAGCCAGTATTCGGTACATGAACACCTTGGCGTGTTTTTGGCCTCTTCTGTGCAGTCTTTTTATGAACTGTTGGTAGAGCTCCAAGCTCCAGTTCAAGCCGTACCAGACGCAAATGTTCGATCCGTACTGGAAGTTTAGTCCGTGCCCGGCGGACGCAGGATGCACTAACAACATGCGTATTTTCCCTGCGTTCCAGTCCGCGACATCACTGTCCCTCTCTCCAAAAACCCGAGCATATCGGAATTTCTTTTTTATTTCTTCTAGGTCAAAACCGTAAGAATACGCTACTAACAGCGGTCGTCCTCCAGCTTCCTCCACAATAGATTCCAACATGTCCAATTTTTGGTTGTGGATTCGTACGGGAGCCCTGTCTTCGTTGTATATGCTGCCATTGGCCAATTGCAACAATTTGTTGATTAGAACTGCGGAGTTGACCGCCTCGATGTCGTGCTCTTCTAACAAGAACTCGCGTTCCATGCGGTCATACGCTTCGCGAGCTTTTGGTTCCAGATCCACCATTCGGTCTTTGATGACCAAATCCGGCAGTGTCAGGTAATCCTCTGACCGTAAAGCGAAAAATATGTCTTTGATTCGATGCAGTATCTCTGCCTTGGAGTGGCTGTGTGGGGTCCACTGGTGTGTGTACTCGTTGTGACTAAACCAGCGTCTCAAAAAGGCGGTCTTGGTTTTGCCGAGGCGTTGTCCGCCGTCCAGAAAGTACGTGGGTCCCCATAAGTCTTCGATTCCGTTTGGGGCGGGCGTCCCGGAGAGCAAGACGGTCCGCTGAAACCTTCGACGCATTTTGCAAAGAACTCCATACTCCGACAGCCGGGATTTGGCGACAGTGCCGTCTTTTCGAGGGGCGGGTTTGGTGCGTTTCTTGCCGCTCTTTAGGCGACTTGCTTCGTCGTAAACGCAGGCGTCCCAAACGAATCTCAGGCCGGGAAACTGTTCGTACAACCAGCGCAGATTTTCCCGATTGATGACGTAGAAATCCGCGTCGCGCGTGGCTGCCCACATGCGCTGCTCGGGAGTTCCGGTTATGACAGAGTATCGCAATCCTCGGGCAAAATCCCAAACTGCGACTTCATCAGGCCAAGTGTGATTCGCAACGTACTTCGGAGCAATGATGAGTGGTTTTTTGGCGATCCCCCTCTCCAGCCACTTTGTTATGGCGTAGAGGCTCGTGCCGGTCTTGCCGAGGCCGGGTTCTGCTGCGAGGTAAACGAACGGTCGCCGCACGGCCTTGGTCGCCATCCATGCTTGGTAGTCTTCGAAGTCTTCTCGGCCGAGAATCGTGCGAGGGGATCCGTGAATAAGTTCGCGACTCTGCACGTCGAAGAGGGGGTAGTGCTTCAAAGAGGCATCCTCCGGTATCGAAATTCTTGAGCGAGGTGGGGTCGCCAGATGTATTTTCCCGCTCGGTGGCAGATTGAAATCATATCCTTTGTGCCATCATCTCCGGGGAACGCGACAAGAAAGTCCAGCCCGCGATCGAGCATTTTCTGGTTTCTCAGTGGCCCAGCTTTTCGGCCGTGGGCGTTCCAATCAGCGGGTTCTTCTTCGTGGTCCATATCGTTGTATTTAGCCCACGCTTTACACAGAAAGTCCGCGCCCTTGGCACCCCCTTGCAGTAGCGCCGCTTTCGGATACGAAAGTTTTACTCTCGACAAAGCGAAATCTACCAAAGCCCAGTCACAAAACTCTCGACCTCCCGTTACACCAAAGCTGACTGAGTTCGGGCCGTGGATGAGTCTTCTGGATTCCGCGTCAAAGAGTGTCATGCGATCCCCATGTACTCGAGCGCCGCCTGCACGTCGTCGAACCACACAGCGTCAATGCCCGAGTCTCGAAGCCGTTTGATCTCGCGGAACTGTTGCGCCGTTGGTTCCTTGCCCGGTGCTTTGAACTCGACCAGGAAGGTGCCGTGGATCGGGTGCGAAAATAGCCGATCGGGCGCTCCACGTCTGCCGATCCACTGAAGTTTCCGCACAAGAAATCCCGCCGTTTTTGCGAGATTAGTCACGGGGACTTCTACTGTTTGCTCCATTCCCATTCGATTAATCCTTCAAGAACACCTTGCAGATATGTCCGGCGGATGCCAACGGGAGACCCGGCGCCCAGTCCGGGACAACGCCCATGCAGTCCTGCAAGATACGGAGCTTGTCTTCAGCTTCGTCTTCTTTTTCGATACCTATTACTTGGTCATGTACGTGAGCGCGAACGCCAATTCCCTCGAGATATGCTAGGCGCATACCGTGGGCCAACAGGTCGCGCGAAATGCCTTGATCTGCGTTCTCTGTTAATTTTCCCGGGTGTGTGGAGATTCGAACCCATTGGCCGGATGTGTTCAAACCTTCGTAGGTGAGATTGTCTCGCATCTCGCCCCACGGCGTTCTTTTTGGCTCCACCCGAGGGCGGTAATAGTGGAGATGGCGCCCTGATGGCAGACGCATTCGGAGAAACCGGCCCTTGATGTCGAATCGGAGCATTCGGAAATCGACCGGACGTCCCGTGCGAACGCAGTGAAGAGCTGCTTTTTCGATCTCGTACCAAAACTCTTTGACCTCTTTGAAAGTCTGTCTGAACACGTCTACTGAGTGCTTGGATTCTTCATGGGTCAACTTGACGCCCATATTCCAAGCGTACCCCAGAAGACCTGTGGCCTCGATCTCGCCGGTTTTCTTATTCTCTCGCTCTTCTCCGGCTCCTAGCATGTAGCCGCACCCTAAAACGCCCGGCTTTGCGGTGGTTCTCTTGGATTTATCGCCCTCTTTGTACTCTGCAAAGAGATCGTCGTAGTCTTGGCCAAACATGTATGTGGCGAAATCCACGTACGGATCCCTGTTGAGCTCGAAAACCTTCAAAATCAGCGGATCTGACGCCATCCAGCCCAAAACTCGGTTCTCGATGGCGTTTAAATCCGCGTCGATGATCACATAGCCTTCGGGGGCGATTACCGTGGATCGAATCAGGGATTTCAACATGGTTATGGGATCGCCGTAGATGGCAGCCACGTCTTGCGCGTGAAGACGGCAAAGTTCTCGGCAATACTGGTGTAGCCTGAGTGAATAGCTCCACGGGTCTTCGCCCTTTTGCATGGCAAACATGCCGTCGGCCTTCGGTAGGTTTTGCGGTTGGAAAATTCTTCCTGCCCAGCGACCTGTTCTTTGCGCGCCGTTGAACTGAAAACAGTTTCGCAGGTTTCCATCACCTTTGGGCGTTGCTCTCTGTAAGGCGTAGTATTTCTTCACGGAAGCTGCCGCCGATTTCTGCCGCAACTCCATAACCGTTTTTAGCTCTTGCACCTCTTGCACTACCACGGGATCGTCAAAATGATCCGTCATGGTGTCGTCGCACATTTCAATAGCTCGCGTTATGTGGCCTTTTTTCAGATCGTCGAAAACATACCCCTGCGCCTGCAGCCACGGCAAAAGTTGTTTAGGAGAGTTGGGGTTCGCCAACCCGGTGATGTTTCCCATTTCCTCCAGATAGCTTTGGACGGATTCATCGTATATCCGACAGGCAGAATCCACGTACTCTTGATTAATGGGCATACCGGCTTGATTTATCAGCTGGTCCAGTACCCAGTAATTCCACTCGTGGCGAGGCATGTCGTACGCTTTGAGTTTGTGCCAAATGGCACGTTCAGCCTCCACGTCGTTGATGCAGTACGCCTTGAACTCTTCCCAGTCATCTCGCTCGGTCCACAGGCTGTCTCGAATCCACGGTTTATTCTTTGTGGGTTTTCGCGGGACGCAGAATTTTCGGATCAAAGCCTTGCCTCGTGAGAGTTTCTGCTTGTCCTCGTCGATTCCAATGATCGTGCCGACTTTGTCCAAAGAACCGGGGAACGAGCACGACATCGCCAGCACCATCGGGTCTCGCCAGAGTTGATGTGGGACATCGACGCCGAGCACGTGCTTGGTAATCTGATATTCGAAAGGCTTATTCCATGCAAATTTTGTCACCGAGCGATCTGTCAGGCCCGCTTTGAAATCCGACGGTATGGGCTGCCCCTCTGCGGGCACCCAAAGCTTCACTGGGTCGTCGTCGAAAGCGTATGCGGCCATCAAAATTTCAGTAGACTTGTCTCGAGCGTAGACGTCTCCGCCTGCTTTCGTGATGTCGACTTCCGAAAAAGTTTCATAGTCAAAATGCATTCGGGTTTGCGGCATGTCAGGACCTCTGTATTGGGAGTTGGCGGCCTCTCACCGCCTCGCGCTTTGCGTCGTCAGAATTTCTAGGATTCCTCCCTTTTAGACGAGGTCTCCGTCTTCGTCATCTTCCTCGGACACATCGCCCGAGCCGTAATCGTCCAGCTCGTCGATGTCGCCACCTTCTACCAACTCGTCGTCGAGCATCTCTTCTGCATCTACCGGAGTAGAATCAGAGAACGCCTCGCCGTGTTTGTAGAATTGGGCCAACTCAAACGCCGCGTTGACGCGTTGTCCGTAGTTGTTGTCCTGCGCCCATAGACGGATGATCACATTGGCGTAGCAACCGGAATAGGGTCGCCCGTCAGACTCTTCCAATCGGATCCACTTTCCGTCGGCACCTTTACGATTGTCGACGATTTGCGGACGATCTTTGTTTCGGGCCGAGACGATATACATGTCCATGTATTCTTCTTTGGCCGACTCCATATTTGGTTCGCCATCTTCATCTTCAGGAACCTTGTACTTTTTAGTGCAAAGACGTTCGGCTGAAAGCTTGGGCGGTTTACTCCCCCACTGCTCGGCCATCACTGCTTCTTTGGCAGCTTTCAATTTTTTGAGATTGGCTTTGCCGGTAGTCGTAGTTGGGTCGATAATCAGCACCGCACCGTACTTACCGGGTTGAACATTGCCTTTGTCATCCTTGGTGTCCTTGCCGGGTTTGAACAAGTTAGCGTAGGACAGACGAACGTTTTGGAGGGTGACTGTGCCGGGTTTTTTCTCTTTGGCCATTTTGGTTTTCCTTCTTCTGGCTAGATCAGTTCTTCGAGAATTTCGAGTTTTACAGTTTCAGCTTCGAGTTCGTCAAGAATGTCGTCGACACTCTTAACCGGTTCTCTCTTGTCGCTGAGAGGGACCAAAACATTCTTCGGATCTCCCTGCGTGACGAACTCAGAAAAGCTGCTCTCGAACCGAGTCTTTCCGAGTTTCTTTTCGACTTGCGTTGGAGTCAGAAGTTTCTTCTGATGCCGACCTTCGCCGAAAAGTTTCGCCAATTTCAATTCAACGAGGCTCATTTGATTTTGCCGAAATTTTCGCGCGGGATTTCGCCCGGGAACAACTTTCAAATCAGGAACTTCGCGTTTCGCCATAAAATCACTAATGGCGTCCGTGTGCAAGCCCTCTTTCCAGCGTTCGATCAAAGGCCAGTTTCGGAGAATTTTCGTTCGTTTATGGACGTCTACCGTTCTTTCTATCACGGCCCCCTTGGATTCGGGCTCCTCGTGCATTTCTTCCAAAGCTTCAGACAACAGTTCTTGCATAGAATCGTCCAAGGCGTCGCAGCCCAGCTTCGCCCGCTGGCAAAACCGACACTGCTTGTCTCCGGGAGTTCGAGGGGCATTGGCGTCTTTTGTCGCTCGAGCTTCTACCTTGATCTTTTCGCCTTCTCGGAGGAGCCACTCCATTGTCGTACGCCAAAGACCTCCGCCGCCGGGCGCTCGAGGTTGTTCGATGACGATGTCTACTTCTATGTCGCTTGCGTCGCCCTCGAAGAGATTTTCGGCAAACGACGCCCAGAAACCCAAAGCGTACAATATGCCTTGGTCGTTTTTCTCGGGTGAGACTTCTCCCATGCCGTACTTCCAGTCGAATACTGTTATCCGGCGATTGAAGATATCCACAATTCCTACGTCTGATGTTCCGAACTCATCAGGCCCGAGCCACCTTGACAGATTAACTCGTCGCTCCACGAACAAGTGGCAGTCTTCTCCTGTTCGCTCTTCAACGAATAGGAGACCCTCTTTCATAGATTCACACATCTCGCCGTCAAACTCGATGTCTTCTCGATAGTTTACGGGTTCGCCGTTTTCTATTTTGGTATAATCCGCTGGGTGCGTGTACCCCAGAAACGATTCCGGCTCTAGGCCGAACTCAACGCATAAAGCAGCGAAGTGGTGGAACACCGTACCCTCCGCTGCTTCATATCCAGACTTATTGGGCAGCCCTGCTTCCGCGTTTGGCGCTCCTGCGCACCGACGCCACCTATGCGATGACGAGGGAGATAGACGTGAGTGCGCTCCGGGCATCTCTAGCCCTAGACCAAATCGTCTTCGTCTTCTTGCGAATCACCGTCGTCCAAGATCGCGGGCGTCTCACCGGCGAGGTACGAGGATAGAGCTTCCATGGCTTCTGAGTAGCTGCCCGGGTCCAATTCGCTGATTTTCGCCAAGCCGTAGTGGGTGGAGATCGCTTTCACTTGTGTGCGACGTTCGGCCAACAGATCTTCATCGTCCTGCGCTTCCGCTAGGAAACCAGAGAACGCTCCGACTAGAGCTTCTTTGGTGATTTTGTCAGACTTTTTGGCCGCTGTCTTTTTGGCCGCTGTCTTTTTGGCAGCTGCTTTTTCGTCTTCTGCCTGCATCTCCGCCGCTGCGGCTTCCGTAGCTGCTTTTTTCTCGGCGGCCGTCGGTTTCTTGGTTGCTGCCTTAGCGGGCGCAGCGCCTGTCGCCTTGGCCAGTGCCGCGAGTTGTTTCGTGTTTTCCTCAACAGCCGCAGTCAAGCCTTCAATTAGTTTTTCAATGCTCATTTAGTGATTCCTTCAGTCAGGTTGTTTGTCAGAGTGCGTTGGATATGCCCCACAAGAAACTGCTTGTCAACATGCGGTTCGTCAGTTAGTGATATCGAAAGTTTGAACAGAAGGCATGGATATGACCACTCCCTACATCCAGCGGGTTCGGCCCGGTAACGAACTGCACGATCTACTTTTGGAAGTCTGTGTTCCAGATCGGAAAGGTTGCAAATCCATCACAGTTATCGCTCGTGATGAAGAGGTTTCCACAGAAAGCGTACACAAGTGGGTTCGCCGACTGAGTGTTCCCCCTAAGCGGGCGAAGAGCCTCGTCGAACGCTACACCAAATACCGAAATGCAGCAGTCGAAACTGCGGATTTGGTAGGCGGCGAATGTGAGTTACGAGAGATCACACTCGAGGAGTTCTTCCCTTACATCTTCTAACGCTTCTGACGGACCGTGGGACCACATAAATGACAAAGAACAATAACCTATTCATCCGTTTTTCCGAGGGCAAAGCCAACCTTGGAAAAGTGAAAAACAAGACCCTCTCGTGGGAGTCTTTGTGTAATCGGCTTTCGAAACCGACTCGGACTAGAGAAACTTTCAAGGCGTATCAGAAGATGACGCAGGCCGAGAAATTGGCCAAGAAATCTGTAGACGGCTATTTCTGTGCTGCGCCGGTGAAAAACAATACTCGAAAATTGGACGAAATCCTCGACAGAGATGTCCTGACTATCGACATCGACGAAAACGCAGAGGGGCTACTCGAAGCCATTGAAATGCGTGAATTGGGTATTTCGAAATACGAATTTTTCGCCCACACGACTCGATCTCACAGCGATGACAACCCCAGCGTTCGAATAGTTATACCGCTGCGCACTCAGCTGACTCGAGAAGACCACACGCCCGTGAGTCGAATTATCTCTGAGCAAATCGATCCGACCATGCGAATGATCGACCCGGTGTCGCATCGCCCTGCGCAAATGATGTTCTGGCCTACCGCGTCTTCTGATGGGGTTTTTTGGTACCACAAAAACGAAGGGAAAATCCTAGACTACCACGTATACACGAAGGCCTTTGCGAAAAAGCACGGTAGCTATACTGATTTTTCCTTGTTGCCAACAAATCCCGATCGAGAGAGCGAACTACGCAAATCCGCGGAGAAAGCCGAAGATCCCACGACTAAGGAAGGCCCGGTCGGGGTCTGGTGTCGGACATACCGAGTCGAGGACGTCATCGAGAAATTCTTGTCTGACGTTTACGAGATCGCAGACCATACGGGCAACGACACTCGTTATACGCCGAAGGGCTCCAAAGGCGCCGCTGGCGTCGTTGTGTATGACGAAGGCCTGTTCCTGACATCGCACCACACGACTGACCCGTGCGCAGGTTTGTCCGTCAACGCATGGGACTTAATGCGGATCTCTAAATTCGGAGACCAAGACGAGGACGCCGATTCCAGAACGAAGGTCAGTAACCTGCCATCGTTCAAGGCAATGCTTAAATTTGCGCAGACGGAAGACGGCTACAAGAAAACACTGGTTGCAGAATCAATCGACCAAGAGGCGATCTACGACGAGATGATGGACGACTTGGATCTGTCTGACGCCGACGTTACTGAATCGGGGGGAGAAGTTGATCGTGCGGCGGATGCTCCGGCGGTTGAGGCCGACATTGACGATCTCGTGGGGTCCGCAGTCGAGACGACGAAAGAGACAACAGCGGACCGGCTCAAGACGGCGCCCCCGGACGGCAAAGACTGGACCACCAAGCTCGACTGCAACAAACAGGGAGATATCCTCCCTTCCCTCAACAACACATATTTGATCCTTCGAAACGATGTGCGTTTCCGGGACAGAATCGCTTTTAATGAGCTTACCGGGTACGAGGTGTTTCGCGAAAACGTGTACTTGGGAAAAATCATTCCCCGCATCCGCCTAGAGGGCCACCACAAACGGTCGCAGAACGGCAGGCCGGTGGAAGACGGCCACGAGAGCCTGATACGTCTTGCTGTGGGACAGCCAAACGGGCACGGCCACACAGGTTACGGCTTTGAACCGGGACAAAAGATGCTGCAAGAGGCCATCAACGCCGTGGGTAAGCTGAATACTTACGATCCGATCAAGATGGCCATGGAATCGGTCGAGTGGGACGGCGAGGAGCGATTAGAATCACTCTTCATCCGATATCTCGGACTTCCGGACGACGCATACCATCGACGCGTTTCGTTCTGTACAATCATGGCTATGGTCGCTCGAACCTACGAGCCGGGATACAAATTCGACTGTCTCCCAATTCTTGAAGGCGGGCAAGGCGTCCGAAAATCATCCTTCTGCAAGGCGCTAACTCTGAATAACTGGTTCGTTGAAATTTCAGGCGACATTTCGGATCCCCAGAAAGCAGCCGAGCGGACCTCAAACGCCCTGATCGCGGAACTGGCCGAACTGCAGACAATGCGAAAATCCGAATCAGACTCGATGAAGTCTTGGCTGTCTCGACAAGAGGAGCGCGTTCGGATGGCGTATGAGCGTCGTGCAATAACCATTCGTCGCCGATTCGTGGCGATGGGCACGATCAACGAAGGCGCGTATCTCCGCGACCCCACAGGCGAGCGTCGGTATTGGCCGCTGAAGGTGAACGTTCCGTTTATCGACACCGCGAGCCTCGTGGCCGAAATGCCCCAAGTGTTTGCCGAGGGACTTGTCGTTTGGCAGGAGTTCCGGAAAGAACGAAAGCCGTTGATCCTCGATCTACTTACCGAGGAAGAAAAGGCCATCCAGAAAACCCTGACGGATGAGGCGAAGGTGATCACGCCGGAGATGGAGATGGCCGGTCAAATCGAGGGATGGCTGAATACCGCAGTTCCTCTGGGCGAAGTTGTTGGCGCCGACGGTCTAGACGACATCGGGGAGGACTACTCCAAAATGGTCTACCGGACACGCATATGCGCGTTGGACGTCCTGACTGGGATGTTGGGCCAAAGCGCAGCAAATGTTCGAGGAGAGACTCAACGAATAGCTCGCGCAATGGCTCTCGTCGAAGGGCTAGAGAAAGACACACGGCGATCTTTTGCCCACTTCGGACGGCAATTCGCGTACTGGTACAAAGGCAATGGCGCCAGTCGAGATGACTTCGCTCGAGGCTGGAAATTAGCGAGAGTTGAAGATGATGACTTGATCTGACAAGCCCCTTTGGGGGCTTGAATCTTGCGCTCTTATCAAACGAAGGTTGACACCAACCTGTTTCCCTCGTATCTTTACGGGGGAAAGCATGAAAGGTGAAATCAATGTCAATCACAATAACTGCCACAATGGACTCTTTTGCGGACGCAGAAGCCCTAGTGAAGTACCTATCGGACGACAGAATCCTCCCAGACGCCGTCAGTATGTGCTGCGAGAACGGGTTTAGGGTTTCCGCCGAGGTGGGGGTTCGCGAAATGGGGGTTGCCTCCTCGTATTTTCGAGATTTTCAAGAACGGAAAGGGTCGAAGGGGAATGGCGATGTGTGACAGGGCGTGGATCGAGTTTGAGAAGGCCAAGCCGGAAGTTGGAAAAGTAGTTACGATCGGAGAGTGGCGTTTTGGCGTTGATGGCTGGTTCTGGTGGACTACCCGGGGCTATCTTCGGCCCCGTGGAGACTACTTCATCGAAAGTGTAACTCATACTGCTAAATTCGCAGTAACGCATTGGCTGGCCGAGCCTGAGCCGCCAGTAAACACAAGAGGGAGGATGAATAAATGAGTGTGAATATCCATATCGCCTTTATCGGGTCGTCGGAAACCACAGTGCAGATGTTCAACCAATGCGCGGTCCCGCGTGTTGGGGACGAAACCCTTGTCGTCAACGAGGCAGGCGAGTCTGTGTTATTCGGCGTCGTGTCTAGGGTGCGTTGGCGGTTCCGAGGTGCAGACTACACTGACGGGGCAAAGCCCGCGGCCGAGGTCTACATACAGGAGTCGACATGAAAGCCATATGCCAAGGTAAAGAAACCGACGTGAAACTTTCTGTGCATGGATACCAGTGCGACGAGATCGTACTGAACGCCGCAGACGTCAGACACATGCTCCACTCGTACAAGGATCGACCCGACTACTTCAACGCGTGGCTGCACCAGTTACACTACAGATTCGAGGAGAACCGAAAATGAATCCAAAGATCGCTAACCTTATTCGAGAGAACAGAGCCCATCCGTACGTCCTCTCGGTGTACGACATTCTCAAGCACCGGCGGGATGGAGGCAAAGAGACGGTACGCTTGCAGAGCCTTTCGCCGGTATGGCGACGAACATACACCGGTCGAGTGGACTACGAGACGGGGTACTACAGAGTAAACATGGATCTCAGGTTTCCGAACGAAGAAGACCGGCTCGAGGTCGCCGAATCGCTAGACGGGCAGTTCAAAATACGAGTGTGGGACGACCTCTGATTCGGCAGGCGGAAACTCGCCGACGCTTAATTTGCACCACGGAAAAACCGGTCTCGAGAGGGGCCGGTTTCCTCGATTCTGGGCACCCGAGATCGGCTCGTTCGAGGCGCTTTTCTCGACCAAAATCCCGAAATTTCGAGCAAACGAGTTGGCCCAAACACTTATGACCTCTAGGTTGTCAGCTATCAACATGGTGTTGAGTGTTCACAACGGATTCCTGATACTCAGCATGTTTCAGGACTCTCGCAACGAAAATTTGACGATTCTGGCCGGGAGATTGGTTAAGGGGCGAAGGTGGTTAACCGGATTCCTTGGAGCCCTGGCAGACCGAGGGGACATAGAATCAAAACTTCTTTCTCTGATTTATGTGTATCTCTTTGAGAATATCCTATATGGGAATCTACCTTAACCACCTTAACCAATTTGGTTGACACCTCTTGAAAACATTGAGTTTTATCTGGCTAAGGTCGACTGGTTAAGGTAGATTCTTCCTTGCCCACCATGACCATACGAGAATCTGCCCAAAATGCCCGGCAAGTGGCTGGTTTGAATGGGCTTTTCCCTCCCTAATGTGAATCCCTTTAACATGGAATTTCCCGAACCCTGTTACAGACTCATTTTCTTCTTGACTCGGCCTCATGAGGAGGAGGGGGACTCAAAAACCGATCGAAACTGCTATTTTCGGAAAAAAGTCAAGCACAAACTCCCTCATATGAATGTTTTTCATGTTAGCCCAAAACATTATGAGTCATACGATGATTGCAGCGGGAAAAATTTGAGCAGTGTTAAAACCCGCGGCTCCGCGCACCCCCCGGATGCCCCCTAGCCGAAGAAGGACCCATAGCGACATTATCAACACGAGGGACACACGGCACAAACGACCCCAACGCATGGCCCTACATAACGATAGGTCGACAATCACACGCTGACTCAACGCAGACTGTTGCCCCCTATAGTTCCTTGATTCATTGCCCTGCATATCTCTAGGAATACTTGGCCCCCGCATCCCTCACACACGCACTGCCAGCCCATCGCACCGCCCCAACAGGGAAACAGACTGTTCACCAAAAGGCCCACAATCTGCCTCATTTGTGCCCCAATTCGCGGGTATCCATTAGGCATCAACACAAACACACAAGCGTGAGGGAACCCTTATGAAATTCGCACTCTTTATCGTCATCGTGAACGCCGCCCCACAAGACAACGGGCAAGACCTATATTGGGCAGTAGACGGCAACATGACTCAAATCGAATGCGAGGCCATGGCACAAGAGAAAGCCCCACGCTTGGACGCCCTCTACCACGACTCGACTGTCGCCTACCTGACATGCGAAGAAGATCACGCCCCCGACGCTTGGTAAGCCCATCAAATAATCTAATTCCTGCCATCGTTTCGCCACATTGACCCGGCACGGTAGGACCATCAAACAACACACGCTAAGGACACCTGAATCAATGACCTTTGAAGAATTTGCAGAAAAGCACGGCATCACTATCCTAAATGCTCACCCTATCCCAAAACGGTCTGAACTTGCTGACCACTGGCCTAGCGAGGCCCACCACTTCCACGTCACGCTTGCCGTTCGTTCCGGGTTTTCACTTCGCGTGCTCTGGTCTGGAGAGTATAGCTTGGGTGCTGGCCACGTCGCCACGTGGGCGAAATCGGGTTTCCTCCTGCCCCCACACGCCCGTAAAGAGTCCAAAGCAGGACGCCCTGTAGCGACGCGCGACTCTCGGGCCTATTCACTCTGGCAACGTATGCACGCAAAACCCGACCACATGGGGCACGGCCTTTCCCTCGCAGACGCCGAAATTTGGGAATTGGTAAAAGCTCGTTTTGACACGGTGGCCCCTCTCGACGTTGCCGATATTCTTGAATCTTTGGCGCTCGATTCCTTAGGGTCGGACGAGTCTTTCGCACATTGGTGCGAAAATATGGGGTTTGATGACGACTCACGCAAGGCGCATAGAGTCTATAACGCTTGTCGCGACATCGCAGGGAATCTTCGTAGCACGCTAGGTCTCACTGCTTATGCGGAATTGCTGGAAGTAGACGGCGAAGAAATGGAAGACATTGCCGAAACCGAGTCCATGCTTCGCGCACGCTTTGCCGAAGAAGTTGAGCCTTTCGTTATCGCCCAATACGGGGAAGATGACACGATTGCCCTAGATACGGCTTTCAACGATTGGACGGATGGACTCTGCAAAGACGGGGAAATCTCCAATGAGGCTTACGACCAAGTCACCCGTGCGGACGATTGATCGCCATGGATATGCAAGAACAATTGAACGCGATTCAGCGGGACTATCAAACAGCACTGAACCGCGTCACTGAAATAGCGTCAAACCGTTTCGAGTCTTTGCTCAAGAGCGTTTTGGACGATTGGGCCGAACGATTTCCGCGCCACAAGTTCACCGCCTGGGAGGGACACGGCATTATTTCGCTTGAAGTTACGCCCGCCGTCTTGGGGGAAACGCACATGGACTTTTTGACGTTCAAAAACAGCCGCGGCGCAATTGCTGAAATCGCAGAAACGGCCCGGTTACTGACAGACGCGTATTGCGTAGAACACCGCGAGTCTTTTTGCTTTTCGCCCGTAGAAGGGAAACCACGCCATATCCCCGATTTGGCCACAGAATGACCCGTAATTCGCCTCATTAGCGCCCCAATTGAATCGTAAAACTGATTCATCGAAACACCCAACTACCAGTAAGGAACAAAACAAATGAATATACTAGCAACATACCTCGCGGCAATCACCGTAACATTGCACGGCGAGCCAACGCGAATTGAGACGATCTCTGGTCCCGAAGAAACTATCGATGAATGCCTGGACATCGCGAGAGCACACAAACAGCTTGAATCGGATTACGACCTGATCTGCCTGCCATTAGGCATCTATCAAGAGCAACGTTTGATTCTCAAAAACACGCAAGACGGTGCGGCTGCAAACTCTACGTTTGGGCCTTACGGAACCAATGACCACAATTTCTTTGCACTCGACCGCTAATTTAACTGGGCGGATGGGGGAAACAAACTGTTCACGAAAAGGCCCATAGTCCGCCACATTCTAGCCCCATTTGAATTGTAAAACTGATCCATCGAAACACGCAAAGGAAAATAGACCCATGATCTATGACAACAAGAGAGTACCACTAGAGCAACAAGACAAGCCGCCGAAAGCATTATTAGTCGGGCTGCCATGGTTCCTAACATTGGCGTTGTGCAGTGCTGCTGCATACGCGGCGGGGTTGGGTCTGTTCTCATGAACAAGGAAACAGATTGTTTTCAAAATGATCTATAATCCGCCATAATTCCGCCCCATTGATCCGCAAATATAGATCATCGAAACAACGAAAAAGAGAGTTAGAACCATGACCCGTTGCTCACTATCAGACTTCACCGCCGGATACATAGCCGCTGCTTTGTGGGCCTCCACAGACGATGACGACACCCCGTTGGATCAAGTTTACGACGAATACGACATTGACCTAGACTGTTTGAAACAAATGCGCGCCGATTGCCTCGAATTTTTTGTCGCCAACGAGGATTCGATTTTGTGTGATGGCGGCCCGATGGGCAACGACGGATCAGGACAAGCGACAATGGCGGGCTATGACTTTTGGCTGACTCGCTGTTGTTGCGGCGCGGGATTTTGGGATGGTGACTGGCCTGAACCCCACGCCGCGCGTCTTTCCGAGGCCGCCGGAGCCTTCGGAAACGTCGATCTCTACACATTCGAGGGAAAAATCTATTGCTAGACGATCCTTGCGACGATTGCAGCCCCTGGGCAGCGAAACTCCCACCCCTGACTCCAAAACCTAAGAAGGACTAGAAATCATGACAAAGACACTCACACAAGCCGTTTCAGATCTGCTAGACTCCGAAGAAATTTTTGTCTCATCAGAGATAGGGGACTACCTTCTGGCTGCGATAGACGCCGACGCTGGGGCCAACATCCGTCTTGATGCGCGCCAACGGGCCGCCGTTCTTGCGGGCTTACGCCTAGTCCAAGCAGACCTATCGCGAGGTGAATACTTGTCCCATGGCGTTCACGGCGTCTATGACTCCGACGGCGGAATTGAAGGTCTGACTCAAGAAGAGCTAGACGAACTTTGCGAAACAATTAACTTCGCCCAGCCCCCAAAACCTAAGAAGGACTAGAAACCATGCACGCACACATTCAAGACCTTAGAGACGGCACGCAGCTATCGCCCATCACTTGTAGCGTGCGCACGTTCTATCATGCAATCGTTGTAGTGGAATCCACCACTAATAGGCCCATACTTACGGTCAAGCTATACCAACAACTCCCGACCGTAACGTGCAAGATCGTGGCCAACGGAACCAAAGCCCGTCACGGCACGGGCGCCGGGTGGGCGGTGGAACGCGACGCAGGAACGCGCCGCACAAAGGCGCTCCAAAGTGCGCTGGAGGATATGGGCGTGTTCCTATCTAGGCACCCCGACCGCGAGTCGAACCCGCTACGCACTAACATCAATACGCCCGCCGAGTCTCATCAGGCGCTAGAGTCGCTAGCACGGGCAATTGGCGCACACGGCCCGCTGTGCATCGTCGAAATTGGCGCATGACGGGAAACAAACTGTTCACGAAAAGACCCACAATCCGCCACATTTCGGCCCCATTTGAATCGTAAAACTGATTCATAGAAACGCACAAGGAATCATAAAATGGATAAGATAAGACTGCTAAAACTGGCTAATGCGATTGAAGGTGCGGATCAGAGCGCGACTAGTGAGTTTGCGTTTGATATGGATCGTTTTTACGATGAACGTAACACTACAGTGCACCGCTGCGGCACTGCAGCCTGCATTCAAGGCTGGGCGCAACATATAGATCCGGCCAACAAGGTTTGGGCTGAACGACTTGACCCAATAGACATGTTCGCGAGATGGTGTGGAGTTCCGTATCCTACCGCCTACAAAATTTGCATGCCTAACACTGTGTCGACCAGGGCAGTCAAACCCCACCACGCCGCCGCAATGCTACGTCACTTTGTGGCGACGGGTGATGTTGTTTGGGCCCTCGACGGCAAACAACAGCCAGAGGGAGCACCATGATTGTCCTTAGCTTCCTTTGGGAATCCACTTGGAAGAGCCAAGGCCCTCTCATTGTTACGGGATTTTATTCCCACCCGGATATTTTCGTGCTAGCGCCCACGGCGTGGCTATGTTCCGCAGCTATTGTCGCCCTAGTCCCTGAACCGAAAAGCCCGTAGAAGAAAACGCCATAAATAACCGATACAAAGGAAAATCCATGACCGATAAACCGAAAATAAACACCTCTGATGATTTGATAAAGTACACCACAACCGCCACTATGCCCACGGGACTCAAGGTAGAAATATCTTTTGCGTCCCTCCCAAAATCGGTGCAAGCCAAAGTCGTAGATGGCAATATTGCGGACGCGGCCGATCAATTCGCCCGAATGACCGGACTCCCCGTCACGCTTTCAGAGGTCTACCAGTACACGGCAAAACCCTGAAAAACAGCCACCGGATTTAACCGCAAACAAAGGAATCTAAAACATGGAAAAACTTATCAAAGAATGGATGGAATTGGCGCTAGGCTGGAAAATGTATATTGCAGGAACGGTCTTGATAGGGATGCCCATATTGGCCAACAGCACGATATCTCATGCGTCAATATGGTTTGGCATCTCGCTAATCGTCGGGGCGCTATTTTACGCGTTATCTGAATCTCTATAGCCGGAAAACAGACTGTTCACGAAAAGGCCCATAGTCCGCCATATTCTTGCCCCAATTGAATCGTAAAACTGATTCATAGAAACACACAAAGGATCAAGGCAATGAAATTTGAGAACACTAACACCATCGACGTAACCGCGATTGTTGATTTCGTGAGCACACACCCGGCCCCGGCAATGTCAATTGCATCGCTTTGTCTTATGGCGCTTTGCTGGATTGCAAAGGATTACATCTAATGACCAAATTGCCGGATAACCGCTACACAGTAGACCGTGAATTTTGCGGCTATGAAACCGCACGTTTCGTTCCTCGCTTTTGCGGCGAATGGCTTAAAGACTCGACGATTTGGCCTTTCCGGGCTCGCGGTCAGGCGCCCGCTTTTGAAAAGGAACAGGACGCGATCGCGGCGTGTGTGAAATATGAAGCCAACCGCCAATCGCTGATCGCCGAATTGACAGAACGAATGTCGCCAAACCCGCAAACCAAAGAAAGCCTAAAACCATGACAGATTTTTATTGTGCTAATACGGGCGTAAAACAGCCAGAGGGCTACACATTTTGGGTCACCCAAGTAGACACCGTCGGCCGTCCCCACGGCACGGCTCACGTATCTTACCACTTGGGGGATTTGGAAACCGCAAGGGCGGCTGCGATCCTCGACACGCAATGCGACTGGGGTTTTGACGATGACGAATTTTTGCATGTGATGGGCGCCGCCGTAGGCAACGTCACGATTGTCGAATGGGATGACGGCCCGGATTTTTTCTAATGCGCCAAGCCCTGCACATCCCAAGCAAGGCGGAACGCGCCGAGCGCCGACAAGAATGTGAATCGCTTTTACATTCCGACCCGCCGACGCCCCTGACTCGAGTCATCGCTCGCAAGGATCAGCGAAAACTTACTGAACCCACACAAAGGAATACGAAAAATGCCCACAGAAGTAATTGTCTTTAACGACGAAGACGTGGCCGAGGCCCTATCGCTATTAGCCGCCTCGCGAGGTGTTAGCCTGCCAGCGCGTACGTTCCAACGTTTCGGCCGGACGCGCGCGGACTATGACGAAAACGCATGGTTTGTCCCCAAAGATTCACCCGAATCTGCACGCCTGTTAGACGACGCAGAGGAAACTTGGTATGGCTGATTCCCCGAAAACCGTGACTCTCAACGCTATAGACCTCAAGGCCGCCGCCATCAGCTATGTTTCTGGAGTGTATGGCCCCGATTGGCACGCCACGGCCCCCGCCCGCCTAGCCCAAGTCTATGACGCTACTAAAAAAGAAAACGTAATATCGGTAGAAGTCACTATGCAACATACTCCCGTGCAAGAGAAAACGAGCGAGGCCACCGCCGTTGAGGCGCTGCGATTGGCGGTGGCCAAGGTGAACGAAATGGCGGCGGATTTGATTGCAGACGGCGTTTCCGTTCGATACGGCACGGAAACATTCCGGGCAGAAGACATGCCAGACGGGGATTTTCTAACGGTGAACATGAGTCGTCCGCTGTAGAAACAGACTATTTACGGAACGGCTCGCAACCTGTCACATTCTTGCCCCAATTGAATCGTAAAACTGATTCACAGAAACACACAAAGGAATAGCAAAATGGAAAACCTAATTTGGATTGAGAACCCCGCCGCCGTGGGACTTCGGCACGTAGGGCTTGCGCATGAGGTTGCGAAGTCGGGCTACGCCTACGCGCACAACGCGGTAGATCACACTGGGTGGTTCCTTAGTGAACACCAAGACGAAACCTGCAGCGGAGTCGTTTATCGCCTTTCCGGAAAAGGCAAGGCTTGCCGTTATGTCGTGGGAGTAGCGGACCCGTTTAATGACGACGCCGCGTTGCTGGACCTTTCTCGCGTGATACCCGGCGAACGACTGGACTCTGGCTTGGATTTCGACTCAGGCCTTAGAGACGCCGCGCGCGCCGCAGACGAACACGCAGAAAGTTTCGCCGAAAATGCCCGCGAGAGTAATCGCGCATGGCGAGCTGGCGTCGCATGGGCGGACGCATTGGAATCCGAAGTCGAAACCCGGCGGGAACTGCTGGCCCTGTTACGCCAGAACCGTGAGTCCGGCGGGTCTCGCGACTTACCCGCCATTCACACAACAATAACAGAGGCAGTTTGTGCCAAATGGAATGCCATTCAAAATTCGCGCCGGGAGCGCCAGACTCTGAAAGCAGGAGATCACACAACGTGGTATTTCCTACCGCAAGACCATTTTGGCACGTTCGCAGACGCAGCGGGGCTACCCGTTTGAGTCTTACCGCAGTGGCCGAAAACTAAAACGAAAGGAAAACAAACTCATGCCTTTACAGAACCTAGAAAAAGCCATTTTTGGTCCCCATTGGACTCCCGTGCAAGTGTGCGGGTCACCCTACATGACCATTGAACATGTAGGGGGCGGTGACCACGACTGCCGCCTAGACGGCGAAGTCATCGCGCGCGTTGTGTTGACGGGGAGCGCCGCCTGCGCTGCACGAGTCACTCTGTTTCGCAGGGGAAGCCCAAAAGATATGCAAGCCATGGCGCTGTTTTTGTCTGCGTTTGGTGTTGACGCAAATCCGACGTATCAACGTGGCAAATTCAGTGTCACCGCTAAAAACTTGGCGGGGCACTTGCGCGACCACGCGCCGAAAGACAATCCGAAAACAATTGAGTTTGTCGCGGGTCGTTATGTATGAGTATTGAAGGAATGACCAAAGAGAATCAGGAAGCCGTGGCGCTAGGTCTTTTTGCGCTGTGGTTTCTTACCCGCCTGTTTGCGTCCGCAGGTTTGTTTTTCTTCCACGACGACGGCACCATTCTAGGTGTTTTTTCGTGGTTTGTTTTAGGTTTGGCCCGGCCAGCGACGTAGGGTTTTTGTGTAGTTTCCCCCTTGCCGCCCGCCGGTGCCAATGTGGCCCGCCGATTTCCTCCCGAATCGGCGGGTTTTCTGTTGCCTGTCAACCAACGTAGGCGCTACCATGCACAAGACTCGAGGAGCGCACGTGGTGCACGCGGCCAGCCCTCACACACCAGCAAGACCACCTAGCATTCCTCGAGTCACCTCCTCTCCCTGATTCCGAATCTATCTCGTTCGCACTGTGCCGCAAACGGCGCAGCCCGATCACCTAGCCGCGCTCCCCCTGTGCGATAGAGGCTTTCTTTTTGCGCTATGGCGCAAACTTTCCAGGGTTACGCCGTAGCGCAAAGAGAAAAAGGGCCGCAAAAGCGACCCTTAGTCTGGATGATACAAAAACCCACATACCTACCAAGCATGGAACCTACATCTAAACACCAATATACCCTAGTGTAGGTTATTCTATAGCACGTCGTTTCCCAGTACGCAACCTCGATAGGCTACATTTTGAAAATGCAACCTCGATAGGCTGCGTACTTCAGAGTCCCCGTTAGTCCTAAAAATGTAGAGACCGATCGAACTTACTTCAGAGTCCCCGTTAGTCCTAAATTACTTCAGAGTCCCCGTTAGTACCTGCGCTTGACTTTCGTTTCCATTTGTCTATAGACATGGATACTGGTATCAACCAACTCTTGACAAAGGACACCTAAATGAAACACCCTATAACCTGTGCAGACCCCGAAAGCTCTTGTTTCAACTACCGAGGATTTGAGATAACTCTTGAGGGGTCTAAATTTCGCGCAGCTGGCCTAACTGACGCCTACGATGACCTTGAGGAACTTCTAGGGATCCTAGACTCAAATGCATTGCTAGCAGCCGACGCCCAATCGATGGACGTGTTTGTTTTTCGAGAAGGGAAGTTTACGCCCGCAGTAGTTCTCGATGTCTCAGAGCAAAAACTCTCGTTCGGTATGCACACGCCCGTTCACCACGTGATGGTACAGATAGACGAATTTGGCACCCAAGGTAAGGGTACTCTATTTGGCACTACCGAAAAACAGGTCGTATGTGCAGATCACCACAATAGAACAATGATTAGTCAAATCCACCAAGTTGAAAACAGGATACAGGCTTTGTGTCGGGTAAAGAAAAGTATGCAGGAAAGCCTAAACCGCCCCAATATGGATAGGCTATTCGCCGCTATTAATTCGAACAAAACGCCAACTGAGACAAAAGTTTCCCCGCCGGGATCAGAAGAAAGTCCAGACTAGAAGTACGAACCGTAAAACACCATTGCTAACACAGCATGTTGTGTGGTATGGACGAATCGTCAGGAGCGTGGTTCCATACCACAGGGGGCAGATCGACGAGTGAAATTCATTCAACGGTTTGCCCTTTTTGATTCGTAGAATGTCTGAGCGAAATTGGTGAAACCGTTTGCCGCACCAAATTCCCGCAAAGCATGAGCGGCTTTACACCTATAGTTTTTGCGTGTATTTCTCAACCAAACCACAACAAGGAAAAATCCTTAATGTCTGACCACAAAAACTTCAGTCAAGCGTATGCCCCCGTCCAAGACAGTGAATGTGTGGAAGCATATCAACATTGGCTAGCCGCGGACAAGAACAAGGCGCAGGCTGCGCGAAACATGGGTCTCTCCAGACAAAAATTTCGGAGCCGTCTTGACTCCTACTTCAAGCGTGGACTCAACGAGAGTTGTCCCGTGGACGTGAACCCTGGGATGGCTATCTCGGGACACAGCGTCACGCTCGACAAATCCGGGGAAGTCCGCAGTCAATCCGTGAAGATGAAACCAGATTCCTCTGACGAATTTACGATTCCGGAAGACTACCTTCTCGAGCGAGGAACGTTTCAGACAAACGGACAAGGCCAACTCACGCAGCAATGGTTGAAGCTCAAGAAGGACGCGGCCGAGATCCAGTCCGTGGCGGACGTGGTCAAGGACTACGCCAAGGAAATCCCCGCGCTAGAGCTTCCGGACTTGCAGAAGATCCGTCGAAAATCATCTTTCGAGAAAAACTCGTTGACCTTGCACCCGCTTCCCGACATGCACCTCGGCATGTTTGCTTGGGCCAAAGAGACGCACGACGAAGATTGGGACCTGAGTATTGCCTGCACCCGGTTCAAGTCTATCATGGACCGAGTCATGGACAAGTCGCCCAAGTCTGCTGTTGGTGTAGTTCTCGGGGGCGGTGACCTAGTCCACGCAGACAACATGGACAACATGACGCGCCGGTCGAGCAACGCACTAGACGTAGACTCCCGGTACCCGAAGGTCGTAAAAAACGCCATTGAACTGTGCCTGTACCAAGTTGAGCTGGCCAGGCAAAACTACGAAAAGGTCGGCGTTCGTATTCTCCCGGGAAACCATGATGAACATGTGGCAACGGCCGTTACCTATTCTCTCTGGGCGTGGTACCGGGATGTCCCCCAAGTCGAAGTAGACATCGATCCGAGCCTGTTCTGGTTCTTCGAACACGGAAACGTCATGTTGGCCGCAACGCACGGGCACAGAACTCGAATCGGGGATTTGCCTGCTGTGATGGCAGGGCACCAAGCGCCCATGTGGGGGCGAACCGAGTTCCGGTACGGACATGGATTCCACATCCACCACAAATCAAAAATGGTGGACGAATTTGGTGGAGCGATTTGCGAGACTCACCAAGCGCCAATCCCGAGCGACGCCTACCACGCAGGCGGACCGTGGGTCTCGGGCCGATCCATGCAATCCATCACGTATGACAGCCACGAGGGAGAGATCGACCGAGTAACGGTCAACGTCCGGCGCGCCTTGATCCTACGGTAGTCCACGCCGCGCCGATTGTGCCCGAAACGGAAACCGATTGTTTTTGAGTTATCCAGTTGACTGTCAACTGGCAGTTCGTTAAGTTCTGATTACTGACGTAAAGTACACCTTAACAAACACAGGAACCACGCTCATGCCCTTTAATAAACTACGAAGCCTCATCTCGCGCGGGGACAAGGCTTCCGCCCCGAAACGTGCAGGAGAGCTGCTTGACAAACTTGTAGACGGTGCGTCGATCAACCCCAAAGCTTTCCGGTCTGGTCGCACTTCCCGAAAAAGAGCACTCGCTCGAGACCCGATCCCTACCGCCATGGAGCGAGTTGCCACTACTGCGTTCCCAGAGGAAAGCTCTTTGCCCGCGCGCACTCGATCTGCTCGCGGCAAGCGAAAAGAGGCTGCCATCGCCAAGAGCAACGCACGCATGAAGGCGCACGCAGAGGCTCTGGCGAAGTACCGAGAGGAATCCGGGAACAGGTTTGCCTCGGTAGTCCCGGGTTTTGACTGGGCCAATGCCGCGTGAAATCCACGCCGATCCTAACGGAGCACGACTGGCCTGCCATCGAGGCTGGGCTAGTCGCCTACCGAGACTACCTTCGAGAGCACGAGCCTCAAGCAGTCAATTCCATCCAAGCCTTAGAGCTCATACGCCACGACTTACCGCCGGAGAAAATCGATGACGAATATATCTAACGACGAAGCATGGATTGCTACCGCGACTGGCGGTCAATTCTCTTTATCGAATCCGCAACCCGAGCAAGTGGTCCTCGCAGATATCGCCTTTGCGCTGTCGAAACAGTGCCGCTTTAACGGACACTGTTCCGCGTTTTACTCCGTAGCCGAACACTGTGTCTTGATGACCAGATTCGCAGAACGCAATGGCGCCACCGTCGATGAACTCCTCCATATTCTTTTGCACGACGCTACGGAAGCGTACGTCGGAGACATGGTTGCCCCGTTGAAAAACATCATGCCGGATTTCCGGGCACTGGAAGCTCGCGTCTGGGACACCATCATCGATCGGTTCGACCTGACCACTGAGCAAAATGTCTCAGTGCGAACACTCGATTTGCGAATGCTGGCGAGGGAGAAAGAGGTTCTACTCCCGGAAAATACCCCCGACTGGGCGTGCCTAGAAGGACATCCCCCACTCCCGATTTCTCTATACATGTGGACGCCAAGAGACGCTGCGCGAGAGTTCATTCAAACTTTTGTTTCTCTTCGGAAGGCGCGGCAGCAAGCTCGCAGCGTTGACGACAGCCATGAATAAGCCGATCGTTCACCTTGTGGCGACCATGGGAGTCAACGGCCAGATCGGCATAGGGGGCACCGTTCCGTGGATCGGAGAGGCTTCGATGATGGAGTCAGTGGCGTCCGCCACGGCTAGAGTCCTCCCCATGTGCCAAAACGGTGTGTGGATAGTCGGACCGAGCTCGTTCGAAGACCTAGGGAACCTTCGGTCTCAATTGGCCCCAAAGGCGATGGTTGCGCTGTACCACCCCCGCCACCACGACCCCGAAGATTTCCTGTGCGAAGTCTACGAGCACACCGACGGCGAAAAAGAATTTTGGGTCATGGGCGGAGCGAGAACTTTTTCGAACTTCATGCCGTTCGTTGACTTCCACCACATTAACGTCGTTCCGTACAACGGCCCGGCAGACGAATACCTACGACCTTTGATTCCCGGCTGGGTCGCTGAACAAAAGGAAAATTCGCTATGTTGACAACTGACCCGTTGACAAAAACTTTCGTAGTCCGAAGCCAGTCCATCTCCGTCGAAGAGGATGGTGTTCAAGCTGTCTCGCCCGAGCCTACGAAGAGCACAGACTTGTTTTACTACTACGATGGAAGAATGTACCACATCTCACGAGCAGGCCACCTGACGCCCGGCCAAGTGCTCGAGGAAGAGGAGACATTTCGAGACATCATGGAGTCCCACAAAACCGAAGTCTCTAAACTGCCAGAGCGAGTCGAGGGCGCCCCTTTCTGTCCTGCCACGATCGACGCAGTAGCAGGCGAGTGTGAGGACCTGAGGGCACAGAATGCGTCCTTGCGCCGGGCGCTCATGCGAATCCAAGGGTCTGCTGCGCCAGACGACGATTCCCCTCTCGCCCGCAAAATTATTCAAATCAAGAAAGAAGAACTACTATGTCTACCCAACTAGCCGACACCGGAGCGTATTTCTCAAAATCTTGGGATTTACGCAAATTTGCGCAGGAAGTTCACTCCACCAATGTAAAAGCGGGTTGGTGGGGCAATGCCACAGAAAAAACTATTCGAGACAGCATGAACACCAAACTCATGCTGGTGTTGTCTGAACTCTCCGAGGCGCTAGAAGCCGACCGCAAAAATCTCGGGTCGTGCAAACATTTGCCTCATCGAGAATCTTTCGACACTGAATTGGCAGACGCCCTTTTGCGCACACTGGACATCGTTGTCGCTAGCGGTCGAAATGTCGACACGGTTTTGCCGTTCCACCGCCCCGGGATGGTGAAGGCCGTAGCCAGTATGACATCTAAACTCGCCGTTGAGCCTGTGCCCGCCTGTCTCTGGCACGTGTCAAAAGCCATTACGGCAGAGACTTACGGACTCGCCGTGGCACAAATTCTTGCCATATCTGTGCTGCGCGGTGTTTGCGTTGTAGAAGTCGCACGGGAAAAGATGGCCTACAACAAAACCAGAGTCGACCATACCAAGGAAGCCCGAGAAGGCAAAAACGGCAAGAAATACTAGACGTCTTGTCTCACGATCCGATCGGGCGTAAATTCCCGAATCAAGAAATCTAGCAACTGGAGCTGCGCCCATGACATCGACGAAAGCCACTAACCCCAAAGACGCCGTTGGAACTTGGAAGTGGAGACACTTCACCTCAATTCCGATGACAGTTTTGTCGTACTTAGGCGCAGCCATGCTCGAGGGGGCAATCAAGTACCGTCGCCACAACTACCGAGAATCGGGAGTCCGAGCCTCTGTGTACGTGGACGCTGCAATGGGCCATATCGTGCAGTATTGGGAAGGCGAAGACTTTGACGAAGATTCGCACAACCTGCACGTGATCAAAGCCATGGCGTCTTTGGCCGTTTTGGCGGACGCCATCATCGAAGAAAACATTATCGACGACCGCCCGCCGCGTGCCGATCTAAACAAAGCCCGCTCGCAGCTGCAGGGCATCGTGGATATGCTTAAAGAGCGCGAAAACGAGGCACTTCACCCACACACGGAGCTGGGCATCTACGACCAAGAAGAAACGTTGGGTATGTGAAATGCCAAAGAGGAATTTCAAAACCACTACGAAAATAAGGATAATTGAGCCATGAGTGATGTAGACGATTTAGTGGGCGGAATGGGGCATAACAGCGGTGGCGCAAGCACCGATACCAGCTACCGCGTCACAGCCGATGAGCTGCGCCAATTCATTGAACGCATCGAACGTTTGGATGCCGAGAAGAAGGA